GTTGCTTGTGTTATACTTTTATTCATAGCATGAGCCTCCGGAAGTATGATTGTTTCTAGCAACTCAATTATATCAAAGCCAGATGGTTTCATGCTATATTTTGCCAGTTATTATTGAATTTTCAAGGTGCATAGGCACTTATTCAAGTGCGAAGTTTGAGATAGTTATTATAAGCATTTGGACAGATATTAAATTTCCTGAGTAGCCATCTAAGTCCAAATTTCTTGTTGTATTTCTGAACGAATCGATAAGCTTCTAATCGATTTCCTTCGCAAAGAATGCCGCTGCTTTTTTAGAAATTCATTTTCCTTCTGAAGCTCTGCAAGCTGCCTTTTGAGCTGAAGATTCTCCTTCATGTAATCATAATCGGCTTTGGCTTCTTCACTAGTCTGGCATTCTTCGCGGAATTGTTTGGTCCAAATGGAAATGCTTGCTTTGGATACACCATATTCAGCAGCAAGACCTTTGAGGGATTTACCCTCTTCGAGATGAAGACGGACAATCTTCTTCTTGAATTCTGGTTCGTAGTTTTGGTTCATTTGTAACATACCTCGTTTCCTCCTAAGATTATATCTTATTAGGTCGGTGTGTTACAACTACAGTTTAGCACAACAGATTATAACTACATTCACAAAGAATTAGCAAAACCAGGTGTAAATCTTACCTTGTTTTGGACTGAGTACTGTTCTGAGTGCTATTCTTCAAAGCTTACACCCTACATGTATACTCAATTTTGCGATAAATATCGTAAATGGGCAAGACTTACAAAGGCAACTATGCGTATCTCACATAAGCCTGGGGATGCAATGCAGGTAGACTGGGCTGGAACAACGATTCCTTACTATGATCGTGTTACCGAGGATGCCTACGATGCATATCTTTTTGTAGCGGTACTTCCATGCAACTGCTATGCATATGTTGAGGCATGCGATGACATGAAGATCACCAACTGGTTATTATGTCATGTTCATGCGTATCAATACTTTGGTGGCGTTGCAAGGCTTCTGATTCCGAATAATCTCAAAACCGGTGTTGTAAAAAATACCCGTTATGAAACTATTCTTAATAAGAGCTATGCAGAAATGGCTGAATACTATGAAACAGCAATCGTTCCTGCCAGAGTAAGGGCACCGCAAGATATGAGTCTTGCCGAAAGTACCGTAAAGTTTGCAACGACATGGATTATTGCAGCACTCATGAATCAAAAATTTTTCTCTTTGGAAGAAGTAAAAGCAGCGGTAAAAGAAAAGCTCGATGAGTTGAATAACACTCCTTTCAAGAAAAGGGAGGGCAGCCGCTTTTCAGCTTATACTTCTTGGCATAGAACCAATTTCATATATCCTTTTACATTAACTAGCATCATAAACTATTTCACCCTCATCATCTACGCTTGTAATATTTATGTCTTTATTCCCTTTATCTATTTCTCGAATAATAATATTTGATAATGGATTAATAAGAACTGTCTCAACTACATTCCCTATTCCTCTACCTCCATTTTCAAGATTTTCCTTAGCTTTATCCAAAAGAAACCTTCTAAATCCTGCATCAATCGTTAAAATAATGTCCTTCTCCCTTTCAAGATTTTCTATTATTTTATTAATCTTAATATCTAATATATCCTGTGCAATGTCCTCTCTTATAAAATCAAAAACAATAAAATTATCTCCTATTCTATTCAATAGTTCAGGGCGTTGAATAGTATATTTAAAATAATCTTTTATTGTAGAAAGCAATTCCTTTTCTACCTGTTCAAAGCTCATATCTGGTGTAATAGTTTGAAAGTGTTTTCCACTTTCGCTGTCTGTTCCAACCACACCTAGATTACTTGTAAAAATAATTAAAGCTTCTGTAAAATATACTGTTTCACCAGCCGAATCGGTTATTCTACCATCTTCCAATATCTGAAGAAACTTATCTAAAATAGAGGGATGTGCTTTATCAATTTCATCAAATAGCAATACACAAAATGGATTAGCTTTTACAGCATTTGTCAACTGTCCACCATCACTATATCCTATATATCCAGGAGGTGCTCCAAGTAATTTCTGATCCGAATGTGGTTGCTGATACTCACTCATATCGAACCTTGTAACAAAACTCTCATCTCCAAAAATAAATTCAGCAATCGTTTTTGCAAGTTCCGTCTTTCCTGTACCCGTTGGTCCTGCAAGAAACATTACTCCTTTAGGTCTACTACTTGCACCACCTTGAATTCCGGATAATCCCAAACAAGCTCTACTGAGAATCTTCGCTACTTTTCCAACAGCTTGTTGCTGACCTTTTACTCTTTGGGATAAGTATTTTTCAGCATTCTTAACCTTTTCAGTATCAATTTTATCCCAATGACTTTCTGTCTCGCCATATCTAAACATCTTTATCGCTTCTCTTATTTGATGTATAGAGTATTCTTTTTGTCTGCACAAAGAAAAAACACCGAATATCTCAACTAAAGTCATTCCTTCTGTTAGGGCAACAAACTCCTCTTGTATATTACTGCGTGTTTCGGCACTTATATCCTTTGCTCCTTCAATAAAATCGATTCTTGCATCAATTACAGCTGACCGAATTTCCTTTTCCGGTTTCGATATTGTCAATGTCCTAACATATGGATTATTTAAGTAAAACCACACTGGAATATCATTAACCTTCTCAACAATCAGAAACAAAAGATTTGTGAGTGGTTTCTTATCTCGCATACTAATCGCCTGCGTTGGATTTTTTGTTGCCAACATCAGTCTCGTATAATACTCAACCTCTTCATCGCTTAAATTATCTGGAGATGTTGCGATTGTATTTGCTAAATCAATAACTATTGCCGAAGGTCTTATAGTTCCACCTAAGCACTTTCTAATGCTCTCAGTCGCCGAATCAATTGCTTTCGAACTTTTAGCACCTGAGCTCACTTCCCGATAAAAAGTATCAACCATATCTACAGAATATGGATTATAAAAACCATCAACTCTATTATAAAAAACAACGGGATCATATCCACACTCAGATAAATATCTATTTAAATATAGAGAGAGATTTACTGGTTCACAACTTCCATCATCTTCATAAATCCAAGGTTGTAAATCATGCACATTTCCTTCAATAATAAATGCAGTATTGATATCACGATATACTGACAAATCTCTTTGCCATTTTTCCCCTTTCATTCGTTAATCTCCTTTCGCAATTAATTCTGCCTTTACATTACACAAAGTTATTATTGCTCCCGATTTTACTATGGTCGGAGAGTTTCTTTCGATTCTTTGTCCATTAATTAATGTTCCATAGCTACTAAGATCTTCTATCATAACTCCAATATTTTTTCTAACGATGACCTTAATATGTTTCCTACTTACGGAATTGTAAGGAGCCAATATCTCCGCACCTATTTCTGTTCGTCCAATTATTCCACCTTCATCTGGAATACTAATTTCATTTCCATCTTCCAAATGTAGTGCATAACTTGTATTCACTTTATCAGTTTCTACGAAAGACTTTTTTTTAATTACTTCCTTTTCAACTACAGTTTCAGTTGACTGATTCACTTCTTTTTCCGCAGGAAGATCTTCTTCTGAATAGGTCTGAAAATCCATCAATCTTCTGCCACAATCCGGACACTGATCTGGGAAACTGAATCTTCGCTCAAATATAACCTTTTTACCACATGTACAAATCTTACAAAATGCCATCTTATCCCTCCTGTCTAATCGCTTTCAATTTTTGTGAAATTGATTTTCTTTTTTTCTTTTTTTGAGCAGACACCTTTTCTTCTGTACAGCATTCCTGTGCTGTTAAAGGTTCCAAATAAACTCTATTCAGAACTATCCCACGCTCAAATGCCCTATCTTCCACTTCTTTATAAAGAGAACATACATGACCAATATCAGTTTCAATAGTCGCAGTGGACACATTATTTCTAGAGATTTCTACAATAGGTTCAAACATTATTCCACTTCCGTCACTTCCAACAAACACATCGCAAACCTCATGACCATCTACTTTGAACCTACGTCCGTTTACATGATCCAATACAACTTCTTCTCTCATATCACAACCCAATTCAGTCATTATTTCCTGAATCATTTCCATAATGTATTCATCCTGTGCTCGTTTTTCTAATACTGTTTTCATTCTTGCAATTTCAAGACGAACCCTATATGGATATTTTTCTCTTGGAGTAATATCAAGCATTTGACACAAAGCAACATATTCAAAATAGTCCTCTGATATTTCACACAATTCTGTTTCAGTAGGAATATAACTACTATCAATATAAGCTGTAACTCTCATCTTTACTGCTTTTATTTTGTCCTCTATATCAAGTGAAATATCTTGTACTATCTCACTTAGTGTCTTTAAAAGACGTATCCTATCTTCCTCATCTTTTTTTCGAAATATCACACGTTGTTCAGCTTTTTCTAACCATTCATTAAGTTCGGTTACCAAAATATTTTCTTTATGTACAACCGCTAATAATTCTGAAAAATCTAATTCTTCATGTTCACAATTATCATTTACATCGGCTACATAAATATCATTTACATCAACTTCATTGTCATCATCATATCCGCCAGCAACTTCATCCTCTTTAAAAATAGATGTAATAATATTTGAACTTCTACAGCATTCAACATCATTTTTATATTCTTGTTTTAATTGAGCTGACAAACGCTCTATTCCTGCAAGTAAATCAGCTTTTAATTTTGCTTTCCGCATTGCTTCCAATTGTGCCGTTGTATAGTAGCTACTCACAATTTACACCTCTCTCATCTTTCGCATTTCTTTTTCGTAACCTATTCTATTCATCCATGCAATAAAGTTATCTTGTTCAAGGAGATTATGAATTTCTAAAATCGTCTTCTTACTAATAATACTTACCAATTCATTTAATGAGTTAACTTCTGTATCAAATAATTGTATATTTTTCTTTCCTTGCAGTGCAAAACAAATTGTAGATATGCTTGCCATGTCATTGCATCCATTTCTTTTAATTAATGCCTCTAATTTTTCAACATAAACCTCATCATATCCATTATATCTTAGCCAAAATACCAACAGCCCCGATGATACAAATTTTTTTGCTATCTCATCCTTCCCAGTGGACAGTTTTCCCACATAATCACTTAATGAACTATATTCTTTATTGCAATAGCTTATTTTTTCGTTTTCATCATCAATAAATGTCAACAGACGAAAAACTGCTGCATCGACATCTTGCATCTGCTGTAGTTTACGTATTTCATCAACGACTTTGTCATTATACTGTCTTACAAAATCTATTACCTCTCGGCGCTTAACTATTTTCGTTGCCTGGAGCCATTGAGATTTAATCGCGTTAGCCAGCTGGTGCAAAGAAGTTACTGTGACTGTAGCACCATCAATTCTTCCAAATATCAAAGGTACCTTCTTTCGTTCAGAACGTGTTCGTGAATAAATACAACGATTATTACTGCTTAAATATTCACCTTCGCACCAACGCTTTACTTGTAAATATCCCCAACGTTGTTCCTCATTCTCGTTAATCAGTCCTTTGATTAACGACGCAATACGTCCACTAATATTGCTCGGCAATTCTATTCCGTGTTCCCATGCTGCAGATATTTCTTCAACTGACATTCCAGTGAAAATAGATTTCCCGAGAACCGCTTTACAAAGCACCAAACCAAATGAACCATAATCATATGTGGGTGACATTGCTGCACTCCATAGCAACGATTTTACTCTTGGTGCATATTCGGGTGTTCCTCGTACTGACTCTATTGCTGAACCCTCATCATTTATGTATCCGCTAATACCACAATCACCAATTATTATTCGATCTTTATCATCTGAAAAAAATAAGTTGCTTGGCTTTATATCACAATGCACTATCCCATTTATATGCAATTCATGAAGTCCCTCATTAATTGATGGAACTATTACATTTTGAATATAATTAATTGGAAGAGCCCCGGCCTCTTCCAATGTGCCGTTTGAATAATGTTCATATATTTCATAATAACGTTCACCATAAATCCCATTTTCAAGCACATGCGCAATATTAGGATGTCTAACATTCGATAAAAAATCTTTAATTTTACCTGAAGGTTTCCAACCTCCGTGATAATGCTTAACAACATAATTTTTACCCCATTTTTTTGCAAGGTAAACATCCGCTTGCTTTCCTTGTTTGGCAAGCATCGAATTAATTATATAGCTATCAGATATTGATTCTCCTGCTCCTAATATTATACTATCTACATGCTTCGTCTCTCCATAGGGTGGTATTGTTTCGGATGTATTTATTCCTCTATTTACCATTAATGGTTCTATCGTCTCCGAAGCATTTATCCCTTGCTTTATTATCAATGGTTCTACGGTTTCCGAACTATTAATCATATAAATCAACTCCTAATATTTATGGTATTCCAATCGAAATTAATCTCTTATCAGCAATAACAATCTGCAATTCTCTTCGTTCGAAATCAACATTCTCATATTTGTCAAAATGTTTAAACGCAATTATTCTTTGATTTGAAGAACCTTTTAATCCTATATCCGAATGTAATTTCTTCGAGAAAGGTCCGTCAATAATTGCAGAAATTATTTTAAAAACTTGAATGATATTTTCATCATTTCGAACGATTAATTCCTCGTATGTATACCCACTAAAAACTAAAATGTCATCAGTAATGTCATTCAACTTACTAACTAATTCACAAAGTGCCGCTGGATTATAAAATGGTTCTCCACCAGAAATAGTCACACCCTCAATCCTGTTAGGAATAGATGAAATCATTCGAACAATGTCATTAATATTAATTTCTTTCGATTTATCATATATTTTCATTTCTGGACTGAGACATCCATCACAATTCTTATCACAGCCTCTCATCCATATTCCCACTCTATCTCCAGGTCCTAAAACTTTTACCGGATAATATATTCGTTCCACACTTATCTTCAAGTCTCAACTCACCTACTTATAATTCAGAAATAAAATGACTATCACAAACTAACTTATTGCCATTAATATATCTATTACAAAACAAACAATTATGAGTCCTTTTTCTATCTTCGATTTCTTTGCCAATCACCCACTGATTTAACACTTTAGTAAATTCTTCTGGAGTTAAACAAAACGGCCTTCCCCCAGACAATTTTTTTATGCATTCAATAGGTGTAGGCATTTTTCCTTTAAAATGAATATTGGTCGGTGTTGCTACATGAGTTGCAATATCCTTTTGGAGATATGAAAGTGCCTCGTTTGGAGAAAAGGATATAATATTTCCAATTCCCCAGCAAAAAGGAACATCATTTTCATTAGTCTCATAAGCATCTATATTCAAAAAGGAGTGTGTTCCCATGGGTTCCTTATGTAACGCACTGCATAATACATCCACCTTTCTTGTGTTTTCATATGTAATGTAAAAAGCATCCCCGCCGAAAAGTGCCTTTCCGCCCAAGTTACGTTTTCTAATTACCCAACTATCATTATATCGCTTTATAGCACATAATAATGGGAGATACTTCGTGTTAATTAAATAAATCATTTCTTGAATTCCAACAGAATCATTCCATGACATGTACTTTATTGAGTCAATTCCTCCATATAAACACGACATATAAACACTAACATTAGCAATCATCTTATATGCTTCAAAATATGCAATAACATCTTTCTTTTTTATAACGGAAACCGTTTCCATTGTCTGATGAGAATTCTTCAAAATATTCTGACTTATTTTAACCTGTAAATTTATACTTTCTGCACATTGGACGATTTCCGGTAATAAATCTAATGCATGTGTAGGAGCATCATACAGTTCCTTTATTTTATTTTTCCCTTCATTGTATAGATTTTCGCCTATTATTCCATAATAATTCGCCCCATCTAAAAGTTTCTTCAAATCAGCTACTGCATCATTTTCATCCAATGCTTTTTTATAGATATTTGCAAGTTCCTCACTATGTCCTGTTGTATTTGATCTTAGTATGTTCAAAAAATAGATAACTTTTCTAGTATCCATATCCTTTTCATTCCTTTTCAATCCTTTAGGCATCTCTTAATATCTGAGTTAAAGCTCGAAATCTAGGATCATTAGGTTCCTCAGATAAAGCTCTCGATAAATATTGAAGTGCCGATAATCTGTGCATCTCGTTTGTTCCTCTTCTCAACTCCAATAGAGCTAATATATAATTTTTTTCTGCACATTCAGGAATACTACTAACCACATGACTTAATGGAAAATCTTTTTTAGTTTCTCCACCCAATCCTTCCATGGATAGCTCATACATAACTTCCGATACACTTTGCATATATGATTTGCTTGAACAAAGAGAATCGTCTTGCGGAATAATTCCTTCGAGCAATTTTATATTCTTACTTTTTTCACGCAAAATCATTTTAGGAATTTCCATCGTTTCAAATCTTTCTGCAATCTCATAACACTCTTTAATCAAAAAATCACACATTTCATCAGTCATTACGTTTTCCACCTCCTTGTCTAATATTATTCATCAAAAAACTTAATAATCTCTCCATAGTCTGGTATCTCTCTATAACTTAGGATACTGATTTAATTGATTACTAAGATCTTTCGCCAAATTAGAAATTTTTTTCTCTCCCAATATTGCCCCTTCATGCATCTTATATGATACAACCACACCGATAATTATTAATACAATTCCCGATCCCCAAGAATCTGAAACACAACTGAAGAATCCTATGAGGCAAGCTATTAAAGGTATAAGTGTTTTCTTAATTGTATTTTTATGTGCTTCAGCTTCTGTAGCACCATCCATATCAAAAGCAGATCTTCTCATATCAGAAAATGCATTATTTACTTTGCTTTCTGCATCATTAATTTGCTTTCTCGCTTCTTCAATTTTCATTCTGAGATACCTCCTTCATTAACGATTCTATCATACACTTCCGCATAACGTTCAACCCATACCTTAGCAGGAATATCATATGGTCTAAAGTGAGTGTTCTTAACATCTGTATTAACATCCATATACACAGCTGTTTGTCCATTCAGTGATTTAGTATCGGTTTCAGCAACAAGAAAATCCATGATATCCGAATCCAATCCATATGCAATCCTTTTACCAAACAAAGCATCAAAAGAATCCCCTAACATAAGTTCAATACTACGATAACTTTCGCCCCACAAAATGGAATTAATGCCATTTTTTGGACCGTTCTTAAGAATCTTTAACAGTTTTTCAAGTGCACTCATTTCATCATTTGAATCAGTATCATACATACCACCATTTCTTAATTTACGTGCTCTGTTAATTCCAAAAAACATCAAAAAGATTCTCTCTGTAGATGGAACCAGACCTTCAGAACGAGAAATCATTGTGTCGTATAAACTTGACAATAACTCCTCTGCAGCTCCAATCTTTGCAACCTTGACTTGCTGTGGGAACTGCTCCTCCAAGTAATCGAAATCACATTCTCCATCTGAAAGTTCATCTGCAAACAGATCAATCACATATACTAAAGCATTTGTTTTATCTGCCTCTGTATGTAATTCTTCGTATAAAACACTCATTGTCGCTAATTCAAATATACTTAATGCCATCTTTTCTTCTTTTGTTACTACGAGAAGATTGTCTCCATCTTTTCTTCTGATTTCTGGCATAAAGATACTCTTTTTACCAAATCCTTGTCCTAAAAGAAGGCCATATCCATCTTTTGATGATGCTAGATGACTAATCGTACTAGAGCCATTTAAAATTAATTGATTAAAGCAGTTATGAATATCATCCTCTGCATTTGTCATCAACACTCTTGTCTGTTTATCTTCATACAAATATGAGACATCCGGATCTGTATAATATGAATCCAACCTCTCTAAGAGTTCTAATCTTTCTTCTTCCTTTATATAACTTACCTGGAAGAAATTATTAGCTGATTCTACACCGCCACCACCATTATATATTGCAGCTCCAGCCGGCTGATTTTGTAAAGTTTTAATTCCTTCATTTCCAGAAGCTAAAATAGATGCAGCTCCCTCTTCTGAACCTTTAACTGCAATTCTAACAGCCATCTGACTAAAATATGTCTCAAGTCCTGTACAGTTATGGAAATCCTGACAAGCAAGAATAATATGTATACCCATTGCTCTTCCCTGCATAACCAGCTTATTTAAGCAAGATAAACACCCCTTACTTATCGAATCTCCATCGGCACCACTTCTAAATAATTCTTGGACTTCATCAAATATTAATAATAATTTAGGTACCTTAGGCACATCTGCCAACTTAACATATCCATTAATATCTGATACACCATAACGAGTAAAATGCTTTGTTCTTATCTCAAGCTCTGCACATAATTCCTTTAAAACAGTCAAGCCAAATTCACGCTCACTGTTAATAGCAACTACTCTTAATGAAGGCAATCTATATCTAGTATATGAGCTAAACTCAACACCTTCTTTAAAGTCAAGCAGATACATTTGAACTTCATCTGGAGAATAGCTGATCATAGTACTCATGATTAATGTATGAAGCAGCGTAGATTTGCCAGCACCTGTTTGTCCTGCAATAAGAACATGGTGCTCTGTACTTCCGCCGCCTCTACCAAGTATCATCTTTACAATCGTATTAGCCCCCTTAATACCAATTGGTATAGCTATTTCATCATGATTACCAGTAAACCAATTGTTACTGTCATATATATCGTCCTTATACATGCTATCAAAATGCTCAATTTTTAATTGCATGTGTTCAATGACTCCACTAATCATAGACAGAATAGTATCTTTTCTCTCCATCGCATCAGCCATAGAATCCAATTTCAAGAACATCCTACCTGACTTATCTGCAACAAGCATCAACTTATCTCCATTGGATTTTGTTTCTACAACACTCTGAGTAATTTCATTTACTAATGTACCATTTCTTTCCTTTAATTTATTGAGTTCTGCATCGTTTGCACATATAAGTACACAGACTCCTAATGATGCAGCATTTCTTACGATTGCGTGTAAATCTTTAAGTGCAGTATCATTAAATCCTACTGGGAAATCAGTAACTGCAAGTACTCTAATTACTTCCTTCTTCAGTCTACTTTCTTGATCTCCACCATATGCCTGTGTCATGTTTTCTAGTCTTTGACGCAGTGTTGCAATTGCAGTTTCAATGTCTTTTTCTTTACTCCAAATCTTTGTATCAATAATTCTTGCTGAGTTAGGGCCTTCTGCCAACTTAGGAATATCTGAGAAACTCGCCCCCAATTCAAGTGGATCAATCATCGTTGCCTCTAGTTTACCTGCTGGGAATGACATAAACATTTTTAATAACAGCGTTTGAATCATGTTTTGAACATATTCACGGTCATTAGGTGCATATCTCATTAACAATGAAATTCCGTCAGCAAGTCTTTGAGCGTATGGAATAAGAACCGTATATTCCCCCGCCTTTTTCTCGCAAAAATAATCTCCTGTTTGAGCTTCAACAGCCTGGATTACAGCCTGTTCTTCCTGTCCGGTCATAGGGAATGTCGCACCAATACTTCCCAGCATAATATATTCTGGTATATCTGTTGGACACTCATAACTAGCCGCATTAAATCTTGATGATAAAACCTCTTGCGAATATGTTCTTATAAGTTCTTTTCCGAATCCCTTAGCGACATCACTTCTTCTAGTTTCGCAAATAGATTTTCTCTGTGTCTCATACCTATGCTCAGCTTGAGTATCTCTGTCTATCTGTTCTGTACGTGCCCTATCAATTTTTTCGTTTCTCAAGCGCTCTGATTCTGCAATTTGGCAGTTTCTTAAATTTAGATAAGCCTGTATCTTTGCGTCCAAGGCATTTCTTACATCACGTTGTGCACTTTCAACGTAGTTCAATCCTGCTCTAGCCGCTTGTTTCGCCCCTCCCGTATTTTTAGAAGGAACATTGTCTACAAAATTAGAACATATATGATATACGCTCTTTAATGTATTCTTTCTATTCTCTTGCTGATTAACTGCACCTTGGCACTCACTTTCATATTTTGTTTTTTCATTTTCACACTGAGCTGTTGCACTGGCTCTCACACTGTCATAGATTTGTTGGCTATGTTCTTTGGCGTTCTGCCACTCAGTCCTTGCATTCTTTAATTCCTTCATAAATGCATCTGTATGTCCAAGCAATTCCTGTATAGCTGTCACTGCTTGACCATGCCCAACAGGCATTTCTCTCCAATGATTCCAGTTGCTATAATTTTCAGCATTTATTGCGCTCTTATCCACACCGTTAACAGAGCTTTCTACAACACAAAATCTGTCATTTCTCGCATAACACATAGGGCATTCTGTAGGCGCAACATCTCCTTCTAAAATAGTACCGCACAAACTACATACATACTTAGCCATCTTGTTCCTCCTAAACTATTAATAATTTATAATATAGCTAATCCTTTTATTTTGGTCTCATTTCATCACTCTGTTGGATTTGTTTGTTATAATACGCTTCATACTTTCTACGAATTTCTTCTGGTGTATCATCGCGTAATCTACGCTGCCGAGTTTCTTCGTCGATTTCCAAATATTCAATCCAAGGTGCTTCTTCAAATGTAAGCATACTATATTCCTCCTTTATATTTGTTCATTATAGATTTCGTTAATCTCGTAATCTCTTTTGATAATGGTTTAGCATTTTCTTTATTAGCATATACATCCGCAAATGCTTCTGCCATTGTTTCAGAATCATTTTCCATTGCATATGTAGAAATAGATCTGATTAATTCTGTGCTACTCTTTCCAGCGCCATACGGAGTCCTTTTCAAATTATCGCAAGCCACACGTACGATATTCGTTGCCTCACTACAATTATTCCACGCAGACACCCTTTGACCATCGGTAACATATTTTCGATTTGCTTGAATAAGTGCCCACTCTACACCATGTGCCGCTTCATGTACACCTATCGAAGTCGGGCTTGCATTTTTAACCCAAAAACCTCTATTAGACATATTTGTACACGTTTCTCTTAATTTATGATCATCAGAAAAATAGTCTGGATTAAACGACAATTTGCTTCCTGTACATGACATAACACCCGAGGATGATGTTATCCCTGACTTCAAAAATTTCCCCACTTCCGGATAATCATTTATTATTGTTTCAACTCCACTAATAGCCCCTTTAACAGTATCTATGTTTAACTTGCTGATTGAATCGTCTAATTGTATGTCATACTTAGCATTCATATACTGCTTGAGAGCTTCATGCGTACTGACTGAATTTAGATTACTGTTCACTAAATTCATTTTATTAAATTCATCTTCACTGAGAATACGTATAACCACATGAGGTGTTGAATGTCCTGGTGGTATGCCAGCACTTTCAACGTAACAATATGGAGAATCAAACATCGCCTCCTGATAATATAGAACTTTCGTTAGGTCCAAGCCAACAGTACCTTTGGGTGCCTTTATTTCAAACACCACTTTATCAGATGCGAATTTGGTCGATTTAGCTGTACTCATTATGCCTTCAAATTGATAACATTTACCAACTAATTCTTCAAGTGGTAAGTTTGCATATTGAGTCCCAAGATCGTTTAACGATGCCGTTCTATAGAATATAGAATCCTCTCCAATACGGTGTGAATTTATAATCGCTCTGAACATTTCAATATCTTTAGAACTTTCATGCGCTCTTATAGTTCTATTCCAATCTATACCGTTGGATTGATATGCTTCTGCATAAAAATCAACTTCATCACTCAATTCATCTCGATCTGTATACTGCTTATTGGCATACTCTTTTAAATCAATCTGATTAATACGAACGCTTGTTTTTCCGCAAAACAAGTTACTAATAAGGTTACCCAAACCTCCACCCAATGGTGTTATAATACCTTTTCCGTTCGCTACACCATCTGACGTACCATTACCACCACCTTCATAATGTTGAATTGAACCCAAAGTATCTAACGCTGAGAAGTTACCGCCTTTCCACTCGGAAGCAGAACCTCCATCGTCACCAACCAAAACATACTCAGGCGTAACATCAATGCCCATGCTCCGCAATAGTGTAACCCTTGATTCTTCTGCTTCATTTAATCTGCTAGCCATGCCTTCTGTCAGTGCTCTTGAGTCTGAACCAAAGGCACTACGTCTCAATTGTTTCAGCTTTTCCAAATTCGTTTTTTCAATTTGATTGTGTTTTTCAATTTCTCTAACTTGAGTATTCTTTTGTTGCTTTATTCGTTCAGCATCACTTCGCGCACTAGATAAAGCTCTTTGGCTTGCCGCAAGCTGATTTTGCGCCATGCTTAATTGTGCTCTCGCTGCGTCTACGTCACCTCTTGGGGTACCTTCATCATCAGTTTCACTTGCAGCTGCAAGTTGCCGTCTTGCTACCGCAACTCTACTGCTTGCAGAAGCAACTCTAGCTTGACAACCTTGTATTTTTTTATCTGCATCTTTTCCCTGCTCAATAAGGGCTTCAGCTCTTTTCCCTATTTCCTTAATGCTTTTTGCCATAATCGATTTCTCCTATCTTACAAGAAATCTTTATCCAAAAATGCCGCTTAAGTTATTCTTAAGATTCTGTATCTGTTGTTTTGTGTCATCAACTACATTATCTGTTTCAGATATAATATCTTCATACTCACCAGCGCTTCCTTCAAGAGATGAACTACCAGCTTCTGCAGCGTCTCTTCCTATGTCTGAAATACCTCCAGCCTGTTCAAGTTTACTAATTCCAGATCGTACATTATCTAGTTCCCTCTCTGTCTCTCCCTTGATTTGCTCACCCTGCTGTTCTATTTCCTCACCAGCTGATTCTACTTGCTCACTAAATGCACTATCAAAGCTTGCTTGATAAGCGCGTCCTGTCTCACTTATCGCTTGAACATCTTCTTCATCCTGCAAATCAATGCTCTCCAATATCGAATTAATCTGATCAGCCTGTTCAGTCATTTCTGAACCCATCTCAGTTGTTTCGCTACTATTTTCTTGCATTTCCTTTATACCTTCGCGTTTTTTTTCTCTAAAGCTTCCCATAGCCGTTGTTCTCCTTTCATTGCATAATTGATTCTGCGCCAAAAATCTTAATATAATCATTTAAATCTTCATTAAGATTTTTCAGAAGCAACGATATCTTATCTACTTTTTTATCAACTATATGAACTTCCTTTACTTCGCCTAATGCACCAATTAATGTCTTATAGATACTTAATAACACATCTGCCATTTGAGTCTGTAACAAAGTGATTTTTATAAGTTCTGATTCGGGTGCACCAAACCGAGTCCACCTTCCATTTTTAAGACGTTCGAGATTATTAATCCAATTTTCAATGGTACTAATTTCATTAACAATCTCCTGTATTTTGCTCTTGTCCTTAAGAATGTTTTCCCTAATAGATTGAAGCGTTTCTAACTGATCATACTTTTCATCTTTTGCCGTATCGTCAATTTCACCTAATTCTACTTTCTCCAAATACGAATATAATTTCTCTATTTTCTGCTTTTGAGAAATAGCAGTATGTAGCCAGTAGGTAATAGGTTTAAGTTTATTCTCAAGTTCAGAAAACATCCGAAAATACTTTCGTCCTATTATTCTTATACTTTTTAAATTTTCATCCTTATAGGTATCACTATTACTTAATGCTCGTCTCAAATCAGAATCATTTTTCGATGAAACCATTTCTTCTTTTTCAGCAGGATTCTCGATTTCTCCCCACCACTCATTAATTCTCATAGTAAATGGTCTCATTAATTTTTCATAAAAAATCAATGATTCACCGACTGCAAACGTTGCCATTTGCTCAAGTTGCATTGAACTAGCAGCCATCGTACTACCTAATAATGAGCGGTCATCTTGGGAAGTTATTCTTAATCCAATCTTAAGACCTGTATTTTTTAAGACCTCCTGAGCCATCACCGTAGGCAACTGATCTGCTATGACAATTCCCTCTTTTAGAGCACGTACTTCAGCTAGCATCTTAACAACAAACGCTGTTGCTGCTTGTTTAGGATCTGCATCAGCACCAGTCTGTTGTTCTGATTCTGGTCCAATGAGATTATGTGCTTCCTCAATGAAAATCACATGCCTAACATCTCCATCATACTTTGGATTAACTTTTAAGGTCTCACGAATTAATGAACATAACATTAAAGTAAGGAAGTTTGCCGGTCCTGTTCCCATTGATTCAAGCTCAATAACTGCCGGAACTTCCAACCACTTTTCTGGAGTGAATGTTGACTCAGGTACATCGAAAACATCTCCCATTTCTCTTCGTAGCAAGCTTCCAATTCGAACCTTTAATGCTGATTCCAAGTTTCCTCTAACCTCATCGCTATATTGGGTAGATTTCAGTTCTTGTTCTAATCGTCTATATAGCATAGACATTGTAGGCAACGGTCGCTTGCGTTCACTGTCTTCTTCCTTCTCATTTCCCGTGTAGATATGTTCTGGAATCCACCCCAATTCTCTGTAAACCGCTTCTATTGCGGTGTCAAGTAAGAAAGGCATAGGCGGTTCAAGAGGAAATGCCCCTTCAAACACAGAGCACAATCTTCTAATATGTTCTGCAACCAACGTTCCTTTAGGCATTTCAAAAGGATTGATATGTAAAGGAAAACTCATGTCTGCATTTGGTGAAAACAAATACATTTCTTTCATTCCCGGATCATTAACTAATGCCCTATATTCCTGCTTTGCAGGCTCCAATACCAAAAATGGAATTCTATGCTCTTTCCAAAGAGAAGATGTAATATGGTGCATGGTATTCGTTTTACCCGAACCAGGAACACCAGAAACAAAAGCATGCTTAGGCAATAGCGAAAGTGGAAAAAATACATCGTACCCATTTTTATCTTTTCCTAGAAACAGCGATCCTTCTTTACCAACTGCAATCGGGGCAGTTTCCTTTGATATCTGTACAATTTCTCCATCATACAATGCCGGGAACCTAAAAAAAGGAGCAACTTCTTCAAGAGAAAACAAAGTTGGCAGATAATTCAAATTGATATTTGAAGCATCTTCTCTGCAGATAATCAGCCCAGGTTTTCCAGGTCTTACAATCATTCCTTCTTGAAGATTTTCCAATTCGTCTACTTTTCCATTTAAGAAGCAATCTATAGTAAAATTAGAAGCAAATGTCGAAATGTTGTATTTTCCTTTTGTTAAACTTTCAGAACCTGCTGAATCCAAAATAGAAACTGCGTCTTCTTTTCCATTTGTCAGTGCTAAAATATTAACTATAAAATGAGGTGAAGAGTCATATTTTTCAATCAGCTCCTCATAATTATCAAGAACATCTTTCCCTTCGTAATCTTTCTTTGAAATACTTCCCCTTTCATCCTGCTTTCTTCTCAAAATGCTCAATGGTTTTTTTAATCCATCACGTAAGGAAGCACTCTTTTCAACTGGATATAAATCAACTCTATATAAAGCTGTATGATTAATAGCTTCCATCATCTTACACATATTATATAATCGTCCATCATCATTCATTTTCCAATCACGTAACATATAATATTCTTCGCCATCACCATTTCCAGCAGTCAGCTTAGTTTCCGCTTTTGTAAGGAAAGCGCATGTATTAAACACGGGCATATCTATCTTTAAATCGGACAATATATTCTCTATATTGCAAATACTTGCATCTCCACTCTTTCCCTTTAACTTAGATTCAAGCTTATAAAAATCTGAAAGAGGTGATGCACTCATAAGTGCTGGAACATTTCCCATTGAATTCGTATTTCCTCTAACCATGAAAAAAATGTGCAGTCTATGTCCCGGCAAATCTTTTGTTTTATCTTCCGGAACAATATATAAATAATATAAATGAAACGATAATCCAGATACTATTCCCTTTCTATTTAACTGTCTTAAAAAAGCAATGTGCTTTTCGATGACTCCATCTACTCCTCTTCCTTCAAGAGACCCATATTTATTCAATGTCAAATCCGGTATTTCTTTGAGTCTATACCACAGTTCAGCCATATTATTTTCCTTTCAGTGAAATAATCCTACATGTTGCTATTTGAATCTATATAGTATGTTACACCTTTAAATACGTCCTCATTTTTTACTAATATCATTATTTTGAAAAAGACCATCAAAGCTGAAAATGTTGTCCACGACATACCTCATTTCCATATTTCAATAAAGCTGTATGTTTGGTTTGAATTTCTATTTCTCGGCAATATCTTCTTGTGACACTCTTACCTGATTTCTTAACACAAACAATACACTTTTCAACACTTCTATTAGATATTCTTTAATATATGTATTATTTTTGATTCCCCAACCAAGTTCTTCCATACCAATCCGTAGATAAATTGTATTATTCCTGCCATCTTTCATAGATTGTGATACTCTCCAAAAGAATTTTGAACAAATTATATTCATAAATACTACATTATTGTGTCCAATATTTGATCATATACTTCTTTTGTCATCAAAATATTTTTATTACTCATCACTCCTCTTTTCCTCTATCCCCATTACCTCTCTAAACTTCTTTCGCCTTCTGTCATTAATATCCTTTGCTTTTGCTCGGAATTGTTGATATTCTGTCGGTCTTCCCGCCTCTTCACTCTTATGAAGAAGTTCCTCAATTGCTTTTATCTCTTCCTCTGCGGACTCTTTATTTACAGAAGACTCTTCTTGATTACACTCTATTTCCAATTTACGGATACGTATTTCAAGCATACGTATATAATTGATTAACAAATCCGTCTTTTCGTTCAGACTTTGCGTATCTACTTCCAAAATATCATTTGACTCTTTCATATTCCATATATTTACATCTTCCTCTGGATCAAAGTCACATGCAATCTCTGGTTCTGTTTCTCTTGGAATAATCATTGCTCGCAACAGTATAAATAGCAGCAATACATAGGTATGATCCGCTACAAGAGAATCACATCTGTCATACGGCTTCGTACATCCTACTCCGATCTGCCATACAGTTAACATTACAAACATAATAGTCACCCAGCGTAAAATATCCGCTCTGCTTGCCGAATACTTCGATGTACACTTTACTTGGGCTGCTGAAAAGACAATATTCACAGCAAGCATTCCCAATAAAATCATAAAGGAAGAGGAATGAAACCCCGACATACTAGAATCCACGTACTGCATATATAAGCTATGGAGTTTCAAAGTAAATCCATCTTCCCCCGCCATACCGAGAAGATTAAACACAATACCCCAACAAAAGATTGCTATGATCGCTATCCATATAAATACTAAAATATTATATTTTAGAGATCTTTCTTTTTTAGTAATGCACTGTACAAATGCAGCAATTATTATCGAAAGAAAAATAAACAATATAAATAAATACTGTAATCTGTCTTCAGGCATTTGGAATCTATAGAAATCATTTGTAAACTCCGGTTTTTGATACAATGTTAATACATAGATTAATACCATGCTGATAAAGCCTACTAACGCAAGATATCCTTGATAATTTATTTTATTTTCAAATAACGGAAATACAAAAACACCAAGAGCAATCACACTGCCTGCACAGCAAATGATTGCCGTATCCGGATGACCTGTGGGAATTGCAATGGCTAACAATGTTGCTACGATTGGTAACAAAATGCCTGCGCCTATAATCGTACAGATTCTATACGACGCTGATTTTTTTAACTTTTTTTCATGACTCTTTATGAATTTATCCGCCAACCACTCATATGGGATAAGCATAAGGATGATTCCAAGAACAATACAACCTATGTTTCTATTTATTGCCCACTTGAGAAAGTCAGTCTCCACACGTTCCCCTGTAGATTCTAGAATCGGGAGATTACAAAACATCACATATTGACTTGCTATATATACCATCACAGCCAGAATTCCAATTACAATTGCCTTGATCTTATAAGTTCTCGTTGTTATTTGTTCCTTATTATCCATGCATTCTCTCCTTTATCTTTATCACTCCAGGATTTTCCTCAACTCCCCATAATACCTCCGGCTCACTGGAACCTCTATCTTCCCACACTTTATAGATGTACGGCTTATTTTCGATATATCTGCCATGCGAACCATAAAGCTCTGATGCACACGGACAAATCCATTATTGACCAGTTTCTCCTCAATCTCGGAAATCTTCGAATAAAATGTCATCTCTCCACACCCCAGATGCAAGACGATTTTCCGTCCTCTGCTCTCTACATATTCTATAGATGCAATCGGGATTGTCCTCTTTTTCCGATTGATAATTGTCTCCAAATAACGGTCATTTTCCCTTACTGACTCCACATTATTTTCAACCATATTACACACTCTCTCCTAAATGTTTTATCCTTCGCAAATCTATTTACTTTTACATATATAATCTGTCATTTTTTACATAATAGCACATAAATTTTTGTTTTTTCGCGTTCATGCATAATTGGTACGTATTCCGTCAAAATTGGTTTATTTTCCTGTTTTCACTCCTCTTTTTTGCTCTGCTTATACACCTGATTGATCCCCGTGGATGCAAATCCGGACATAATTCCAACTGAGATCGCCGTAATAATATCTTCCGCTGGAAAGCTTTTCATCACATACATGGCAGGCACCGCAACGATTCCTCCCACGATGCCGACAATCACTGGAATCATTTTATCGCTGATTATTTTGCTTGCCTTACACCCAATCCCAACCAGATAACAGATGATCACAATGGGAAGTACCGTTACATAACTTGAAATATCCATCTTTTCTCCGCAAACATTCTCTTATACTATTTCTATGTCACGTCCGTTCAGATTGACAACAAAACAATCTGCTATTGAGATATTTTCTTATGTAACCGTAGAAAATATATTTGACGCTCATTTCGGACAACTATATAATGAACTTGATTTTAGAAACACCATGAACAACAGCATAGAAATATAAATCTGCAAATTACACATTTCTTGAAAAGGAGATTATAAAAATGATAAAAATAGATTTAATTACCGGATTCTTAGGTTCCGGCAAAACAACTTTTATAAAAAAATACGCCACCTACTTGCTGCAACAGGGAATGAACATCGGCATCCTCGAAAATGATTTTGGAGCCGTGAATGTTGATGCCATGCTGTTGCAGGATATCTTAGGGGATCACTGTACATTGGAAATGGTTGCAGGTGGCTGTGATGCCGACTGCCACCGCCGCCGGTTCAAGACGAAGCTGATCGCTATGGGCATGTGCGGCTACGATCGTGTCCTTGTAGAGCCATCCGGTATCTTCGATATGGACGAATTTTTTGATGCATTACACGAATCCCCCCTCGACCGCTGGTATGAAATCGGAAATGTAATTACCATCGTAGATGCCGATCTGGAACAGACATTATCCGAATCTTCCCGTTATCTTCTCGCGTCACAGGTAGCACAGGCTGGTGCCCTTTTATACAGTCATGTTCAGGAAGTAAGCCCGGAGAAACTTATCTCTACCAAAAACTATGTAGACCAATCCTTTGAGATTCTCCATACTGAAAAGAAACCAACTCCTTCTATTACAATAGAAAAAAACTGGGATGATTTAACCGATGCAGATTTCAAAGCCATCCTTTCCTCTGGCTATCATTCCGCAGATTACGCCAAATTATGGTTTGATGATAAGAAAACATACGACAGCTTATATTTTATGAATATGGATTTCACAGAAGAATTTCTGAAAGAATCCTGCACCAAAATCCTAAATGATCCTGCATGTGGAAAAGTATTTCGAATCAAGGGATTTCAGAAACTCTCTGATGGATCGTGGATTTCCCTCAACGTTACGCATCAAAAAACAGAAATTCAGCCAATTCCAAATGGTCAGGCAATCTTAATCGTCATTGGAGAAGGACTGAACCAGGCAGCCATTGAAAGGTATTGGGGAAAGTCAAATATTTAATTCTGTTTTCATAATTTCTGCACACCTTTTGCACACCTAAGTGATTTTCAACCATTAAAAAACGGCGGAAACACTTGATTCTACGTGGTTTCCGCCGAATAAAAAAGATGCCCAGAGCCAGCGTTTCCCTTTCTTCCTATTATAATGCACATATATGCAAATGTACGAAAATAAGCCGTTTTTTAACAATTCTCAATACACGATCTATGCATATATGCGCACTTTTTTTGCACACCTGCTGCACACCAACTCACTCTTGTTGAATCGTATATGTCACTTTCATAGTCTTATCTGCCGTCTTTGTAACTGGCTTGTCCAGGTTACTGATTGTTGCCAAATAGTTTTTCAGATAAGTGGTATATATTCTTCCGGAGTCATTTACAGTCATTTTATTTAGTCCATTATTTATTATATACGGACGGGAACTATCATATTGCTTTAACTTTGACAATTTCATGCTTTTTGTTATACAATCAAATATAGCAATACGATTATTATTCGTCACATAGATTTTTCCGTTGCTATTTGCTATTTTGTTTAGATATATAGAATCCATTTTTGTTTCATATTCATGCACATCTGTCGGATTTTTGGTATTGATCTCGTACAGTTTTTTGTTACCGGCACTTATGTATATATATTCATTATATGCATCTATTCCACCATCATTATACCAATTTGTCTGTGTGTTATTAGTTATATCAATCCGTTGCATTGTCATGTTCGTTATATCTAGTTTAAAGACTTGTAATGTTTTATTCTTATACGTTATACCTTTGTTTATGAAATAAATATATCTCCCATCGTTACATGTGCGACTCAAAGTTGACAATCCGTCAATCTCCAGATCGATTTGTTCATAGCTAATTTTAGTTATGTCTTGCGTTTTATTTCTTTCTATATTAAACGGACTAAATGTTGATATCTCTGATGCATATTTATATACCTTAAACTTGTTAGCACTTAAACTTCCACCATAGATATACTGAGAGTCTATATAGAAAGTGGTTATTCCATCTATCGGTTCTCTTGCATTGCACAGATTGTAACTTCCATCTATATATTTGTTAACATTTGTAGGCTCACTTATACCAGCATCTCCAAACCCACATAGTCCCATGTCTCTATGTGTTAATGCTGCAGCCGCAATCACACCATTCGCCTGGTTGGTTGTCCAATCGTATACATATGTCATTTTTTTGCTTGGCCAGTCAGCTACACTTTCTTCCTGATTATAGCTCCCCTGCGTCAACGCCTCATCAGCATTTGCTACATTAAATGCACCACAAGCCGTAGCCTCTATTCCGCCCGGCAATGTTGTTGCATCATCAGGTATTTCTTTGTCTGTCAAGACTATACCTCCGAACGCAACCTCTGTTGTTGGACATAATTCGTCCATTACTTTTCCAGTGTTTAGATAATATCCATTATTGCTGAACATTTTCTCTAATGCAGCTGTCATATGATTGTCATGCTCAATCACTTCGGTCTCTCTGCATCCCCGAAGTTCCAGGCGTACATGTCCGTGAAACTTCGGTACCTGTATCTTATTGATATACACGTTTTTTAATATTGATTCCATATTACTTATCCTCCTCATTCTTAAATGTATATTGGAACTGCGTCAGATTGTCCGTCATATCTGATACTATAAAAGCAATCGTCAAAATCTTTGATGGTCCAAGCTTATCATATGTCTCCAACAGGCTTCCTTCCAACGCTGCTTCCAGTGTTTCTTCCTCTGTCCACGCCATACCCGCATCATAGGATAGCTTAACATTTATACCTTCATGGATTGCTGTTGCTCCGGTAATTCCATAGATACTTACATCCGACATATCACATGCTGCCTGTATTACCTGTGGATGCGGTTTTGCTGTGATTGTAAGTATCGTATCGGTTATCGTATCCGCATCCGTCCATTTGTAGATTGTCGGTGAATCTAATTGCAAAATATAATCCGATGCTGGTGCTATATCTAATCCATGTGTCTCGAAATCTGCTGCCTGCAAGGTATCACCCGAAAGAGTTATTTCTGTTATAACTTCAGCTTGAATTGTATAGTACTTTTCCGCAGACCGGAGCAGGTATCGAACGATGACTTCATCTGTTGTCGCTGCATTATTTTCGGTTTCTCTTTCTGTATCTGCATTTCCGATTGTCACCGTTTCTATGGATTCAAATTCTGTCGAATCCAAAGCCACAACATTCATCATGCCACGGTCTATGCTTTCATTCGTCGATTTGTTAACGAACGTACCAGCAAGCCGGAATACCCCATCTTCTACAACTACATATCTGGATGAATATGTACACTCGCTTTCTGCTGTAAATGTCCAGCTCACGATACCCCAGCTGAAATCTGTTGCATCAAGCAGATTGCCAACTGTCACCGTATCTTGCAGTTTAACTATTTGAAGCTGTTCCTCCACCACATTCCGCTCCACATCAATCAGTCCTGCAATAACTGTACATGTCAGAGTCTTTGATACTTCTATTGCATCCTTCAAGGCAATCTGTGTCAGCTTCTCTTCCAATGTGATAAATCCATCCCATTCGACTGTACCAACCAATCCTTGTCCATAGATAACCGCACGTATTGCTCCTTGCGCTATCCCTATGCTGCCGCCAGTGATATTCAACTTGACAAGCCATCTGTTGATTGAGTTTGCATCGATTGTCAACATGTACATCAAACTCAATATATGCTTTCCGTTTTTCCACGTTTCCGTCGGATTGTATCCAACTATGGTTAACTCATTTAATATATATTCGATTGTACCAATCACATCCTCCGATGTTGCTGTCGCATCAAGTAGGATTTCTGCTTGAAAGAGCACCCCAATTGATACGGACGATGTAAACCGGATATCGATTATGGACTTGGACTCGCCATCTCCGATCTGTATCGCACTCGCATTCTCATAATTAAAAAAAAGAATATCCGAAGATGATACCGAGCTACGCAACCCTTCCAGATTCTTATCCGTCTTGCTCTTCGCTGTCGCAAGCGCCGGATCTGAACCAAAGCCGGTTATCTTATACCCGCCATTAAACGTATAATCATACATCATCACACAGCCAAGCTTCCCCGGTGCAATACCATCCGTACACCGGATGATATCTCCAAGGTCATACATGGCACCGCACAGGCAGCTTGTCTCAAACGGCACATAGTCAATCTGCAAAAGTGCTGTCAATACCGCGCGCCGTATCTGCTCTTTGTAGCTGTCTACACCATATTGCAGGAATGGGTTGGAGCCAAGATTGTATGTCAGATAATTGTCCGGATCCGAACCGTAATAGCTTGTAGTATCGTCTGCCATATTCACGCACGACAGTCCGGAATAACGCGTATCAAACTTACTGAATTTCGATCCAGTAAACCGGTCATGATTCGTAAGCGTATCAACAACCGTCTGTTCATATTTCCGAAGCACAAGCTTTCCCTGTCTGTCCATCGTCGCAAAGGTACCCGTTGCCTGTGCCACCCAGAAGATAAAGTCCTGCCATGTTTCAATATCATTTTCCGTATAGAGCGACAGGCTCTCTGTTCCGTTCGGAAGTGCATCCACCTCCGCCTGCGTCATGCCAAGCTCCGCCTCACAGGTTGTACATGCTAACGTAAGCAGCTCATATGGTGTTCCAATCGTGATATCAACGCTACAAGACCGATTGAAGTGAGCCATGTTGTCATATGCTGTGATATCAATTCCATATTCCGTGTCGTTCGCTTCTGATACTGCATATATGCCAAGTGGTACATCTTCCCACTTGTCGCCAATCAGTAGTCCCTCTGATACAACGATCTTTGCATTCGTCCAATCCGGCACCTGCAGATCCGGCTTGAATGTGCACTTCAACTCTCCTATGTACACACTGCCGATCTTGACATCGTTCTGCTCGCTGCACTGATTCGTTATCGTGAAGGAACCGCTTAATATGTCATGATTGGTAAATGCAATCTTATTTACTGTTCCGGCCAGGCGGAACGTCTGTACTTTTCTTTTTGTTTGTTTCAGATATTCTTCTGATACCTGATACATGCTACCGCCTCCTTGCTTTATAACTCTTCCGCGCCGAAAGATACCGTCCAATACCCTTGTGTGTTCTGGCTATATTCCGAATTCTTCTCCAGATCGCAATCAATACTCTCAATCCGCACCGTATACTCCGCTTCATCAATCTGCAGTTTTACCGACTGCATCTTTGCATATCCAAGCATCTTGTTCTTCCATCTTGAAGATACCTGGAACTTCAACGAGCCGGAGTATTTTCCGGCTCGCACGTCAATTGCAAGATCATCCCCTGCTTCTGACTGAAATGTATTTGATACTTTGCTGAAGCTCTCTGAATAATCGATTGGATTTGGTACACGTTCGCCATTGATTTTTACATATTTGTTCAGCATTATCTTCCTCCTGATCTGTAATTATTGATCTGGTTCGCACGTACAATGATGTCATTTAATTTTGACTGACCGATATATACCGGGATCACAATATCTCCTGCTGCCATCGCTGTCTGATTACCTGCAAGTGCGGCTTTCATCTCACGTGCCACGGCCGCAATCCATTTCTCGTTTTGATCAAGCGGTACAACCGCCTCGGCGCCATTACCTTCGAGCAAGCCGACCTGTCCCTTTGCAAGCACACCGCCTCGTTCCAATTGCGGTACTCCAAGCTTACTAATCTTTGACAGGCTGACACCCGGTATTTTGTTGATCACACCGATTACGGCATTGATTGCACCGATGAAGCCGTTTATGATTCCGATTGCCTTGGATAAGACAAAATTAACGGCTGTTTTTACCGCCCCGGAAATCGCATTACCGATTGCCATACCTGCACTTTTGAAGATACCTGTAACAGAGTTCCACACACCTGAAAAGAAACCGCCTAATCGATTGAAGATATTTGTTATGCCATTCCACGCCTGTTGGAATATGCCTGTGAAAAAGCTTCCAACCGTGCTGAATACATTCCTTATGCTTGACCAGGCATTTGTCGCGACGGACACGATCCCATTCCATATGCCTGTAAAGAAGCTTCCAATCGCTTGAAAAGCAGATGTGAAGAATTCCTTAAACGCCGTGACAAGCTGTGACACCTTCTCACAGAAAGATTCCCATACAAACTGTGCCACCTCTACGATTGCATCCCAGTTTTTGATTACTACGATAATTGCAGTGATCACGGCAATTACCGCAGCGGCAATCAGAAGAAACGGACCAATTGCAGTGACAACTCCGGTGATGGCCGGAATCATGGTTCCTGTAATAAACGTAGATGCGGTACCCATCCATGTTGTGATAGAACCGACTAAAGACACTATCTGACCGCCGAATGTGATAATCTTACCCACAGAGGATATGAGTGTACCAATTATCACAATCAGCGGTCCTATCGCCGCCGCAATTGCTGCAATCATCACAATCTGCTGTTGTGTCTCCGGATCTAAGTCACGGAACTTTTGTACTAACTCCTGTATTTTCCCGGCTATCTGCTGAACGATTGGCATCAGGATCTGACCGATTGATATTGCGCAGTTTTGGATCGCTGTCTTTGTCTTTTCAAACTGGATGGACGGATCCGAAGCTTCCAGCGTATCAAATGCTTGTTGCGCTGTACCTGCGGAATTTCCAAGTTCTTTAACTGCACTTGTAAAATCTGTTGTATGCTGGGTTATTGTTGCCGCTGCCTTCGCGGCTTCCTGTGAACCAAACATATCTGCAAGACTCATTCCGCTACTGTCCGCTTCATTCTGTATAATCTGTAACACATCTGACAGATTATATCCCTCATTCATCAGCTCACTAAACGACTTGCCCGTCTTTTCTTTCAAGATGTTTGATGTCGTGCTTCCGGATTTCCCAAGTTCATTCAGCATACCATTGATGTAAGTTGTAGCTTCCGCTGTACCTATACCATTTTTCGTAGTTGTAACATATGCCGCACTTAACTGGTCCAAATTGACACCATACATCGCCGCTGTTGGAATAACTTTACCCATGGACGAACCCAGTTCATCTACAGTCGTTTTACCAAGATTCTGCGTTGTGATCAGCTTATCCGATACGGATGATACCTGATCTGCAGATAACCCATATGCATTTAAGGCTGTTGTAAGCGTATCCGTCGCCGTTGTCATGCTTGTAAATCCGGCTCTTGCAAGTACGTTTGCCTGTTCTACAAATCCAACAGCATCCTTGGTTGACTGTCCGGCAGATATTGCCTGATATGATGCCTCTGCAATCTCCGCAGCACCCATTCCGGTACTGTCTGACAATGCCATAATTGAAGCGTCCAGATCATCCAATGGTGTCTGGGTTGTATCTGCGATAGTAGACAGCTTCGCTAATGCGGAAGAATAATCGGTCGCCTGTTTGACAGCCGCTGTACCTCCCGCCACAACCGGCATCGTAATTGTTGCTGTCATCTTTCCTCCAAGTGCCGATACCTTATCTCCTACACCTGTAACCTTTTCTCCAAGCTCAGATATGTTGTTGCCAACTTCCTTGATATGCGTGCCTGCTGCCTGCATCTTAACCGACATTTTATCTTCCATATCAGACACAGCCTGCTTGGCACTTTCTGCTTTGTCTCTCAGATTTGATAGTTCATCTGTTGTCTTAACAATCTCTGCCTGCAGCGCATCGTATTCACTCTGTGTGATGTTTCCAAGATCAAGCTGTTCTTTCGCATTTTTAGCCGCATCTTGCTCCAGTTTCAGCTTTTTTTCTGTTTCTTTGATTGCTTCATTCAGAGCATTCTGTTTTGCTTTCAGCAGTTCAACATTTTTAGGATCTATTTTTAATGCATTTTCAACATCTCTCAGATTGCTTTTTGTTCTTTTTATTTCTGAATTGGCAGCTTTCAGTGCTTTCGTAAGCCCTGTTGTTTTTCCATCGATTTCAATTGTAATTCCCTTGATCTGTCCCACGTAGCCACCCCCTTACATAGCTGCAAATTTATCAAAATCATCCTGCGTCGCCTTGAGTGGGTAGTTATACGTGTCATTGCTGCTCTCGATCATCATGTCGAGCACATCTCCATGTGTTAACTCCTCAAGGTCCTGCATCGATATATGTAGTGAAAAAGCCCGCAGCATGAAGATGTTTGTATTCATCTCCCTTACTGTGGGCTTTGGTCTTTTTTTAGTTCACTTGTGGTCGTAATATTGCGATTCCATACATTCAGGATGGATGTGATTGCCGCAGGATCCTGGAAGTCTGCTTCTTCAAATTCTTCCATCCATGCGATGTATCCTTCTTCTGAAGCTTCTTTAATCTCCTTCCGGTTCTGCATGTTCATCACATACGCAAGCTTCGATGTATATTCGATTGCATCAAGCTTGTCTACATCTTCTACGTTTTCCAGCTTCGCAAGATCCTTTAACAGCTCGCGCTTAAAAATCTGCTTGTATCGAATCGCAGTTGCTGCGTTGCTTTCAACTGCTACCTCTTTCTGTCCAATTCTGATTACTGATCTCATCGTATCCTCCAATTCTGTTGCACCGGTGCAACTTTATATTTTTGCAAGAAAAATGGGACGGTATCTTCTACCATCCCATTTCAATGATTGATATTAACCTGCTACCTCTGTTTGTTCTGCTGATGTTGGCACCCACACCTTTGTAAACCAGTTCTTATACGTTTCATCCTTTGTATTGGATCCGGTTGTTGCCTTAACCAGATTCTTTTCCTTGCCATTGATCACGTTGACATCCGGACGTGGCGTAGCCGTTATTGTCACAGATTCCGTCACCGGCTCTGTGCTGTCCTCTTTTGTCTGGGACGCAACAGAGTGTCGTGTCAGTGAGCAACGATACAACACATGTCTGCGTGCCTTTTTGTCGCCATTGAACTCAAACAGAAGCGCGATGTACTTCTGTACGTCTGTCGAAGATTCGACGAGCACACCATCAACTTCTTCCTGTCCCATTACTTCAGTTTCTACGTCCTCCGGTACAACTGCAGATTCGAAATCTCCCTCATAGCCGGAATTGCTTGTCAATACGGCATACGCGGTATCATCCGCATAAAACGTATTGGACTCTCCGGACGGATCAAGCGACAAGCTTACTGCTCCCGGCCATTTCTTTGGCGTACTGTATGTACTCTTGATTGTTCCATCCTCCTGCTCCGTCTCTGTGATAATCGCATAATGTGTATTTTTCAATCCAAACTTAATCTTATTTTTTTCTTTACCCATCTTTATATTACCTCGCTTCCTATATGGTCTTAGCTTCGTATATGGTCATAAATACTTTCTGCTCGTTCTCGAACTCGTCTGTCATGCTCCACGGGATCTCTGCTTCATTCAAAGCATCTTCGATCATCGCTTCCAGCTTCTCATTCTTTTTCGTACTGTACAGCACCGCACGCATGGAACTAATCTTCTGATACACCTTGTCATCTGCGAAGAAATTACTATCCGCATGGCATGTGTATGTGACGTATGGTACATTGGTGCCTACAGGTGCATGGTCATAGTGTACAGTCACACCCGGTACCGACAAGACTTTCTTTACATCTGCAATCGTCATCCTTTTTCCACCTGCCTTTTAAATTCTTCCGGAAACTCATCCTGCGCCCATGCTTCCACCGGAGCAATATGCACGTGTGCATCAGCGTGTCCTCGCACTTCTCCATTGATGATGATGTCATGTCCGTTCTCAAGAAGATGTGTCAGCTGGTACTGCTCGTTATACACAGTCATTCCTTCTGATGTTTTCTTGTATTTCCATCCATTTTTGTACTTTTTTCCTCTTTTTGCACGCTTGTTTTTGGGTGAGGTCTTTTTCAGCTTCTTTACAGCTTCCTCGGCTGTTTTCTCCGCTGCCGTATCAACCGCAGTGTGCACATGATGCTCAAACGCCGAAAAAATCGATTGTAATTCCATATCAAGCTGTCCAATTTTAATCGTCTTGTTCGACATACGTCACCCCTGCTTTCTCTTCAGCATAAAGCTCGATCGTATCTGAATCTGTACGCTCATAGGTGCGATAGATCCCATATACCTTGTCTTTGTACTTCACAAGCTCTTCGCCGTTGTAATTTACCTTATCTGTGTCAAAGCGATACTTCGGATTCATACCGACCTGCCCGGCTTTGAAGAATTCCTGGCGATCAACAGACTGTACTTTGCATATTACTGCACGCTCGGTCTTCTCAACGACAACCGGATTGCCGATATCATCTGTCCCAGTCTTAACCGCGATCAATATGATTTCGTCATCCATCCTCTTCCACCTTCGCTTTCTGCGCAAACAGGCGATTGTTGAGTTCATACCGTAACATGCGCGGCATCTCCTCTCCGGTTGCTCTTTTGCGCCACATCCACGCCGCATAGCTTATGATAAGCTCCTCATCATCCACAGGTGGATCCTCCGGGAAGGTGATACCCTCCCGTTCGATCCGTTTCTTTGCAGTCTGCAGATACTGACTCAACCGCTTATCATACACCGTGGCAGAAATTCCAAGGTCGATCTTTAACATTGTCAACTTATCTGCATCTGTCATAGATTACTCCTTACTTGATGCAGCCGCCTTATTTGCTGTATCTTCTGCAAATGTCATATCTGCTGTCGGTGTAGTTCCAAGGATTCCGATTGCTACAAAGCCCTCTGCAATCACCGGAAGACCGTCATATCGTGCCAATCCCTTATATACTGTCTGATCTTCTAAAAACTTCACATGCTCGGACTGTGTGATCTGTGCGCCCTCACGCTCGGCAAGGAGATATAAGTCACCATACCCGCCGACAATTACATTGTCCGGGATGAAATCGAGTGTTTCAATCGCACCACCAACGATTGGCATGGTGTCCCCCATTCCGGTAGCGATTGCGCCCGCTGCATTAAAGCTGAGTGCCTCTGCTACGAGCTTGGTCTTGGTTGTCTCGTTCATAGCCCAGAAGCGATTACCTGTTGAATACTTGCCCTTGGCATTCCCTGATGCAATCACAATCTCCTTGAACAGATCAACACCCTTCTTTGCGGCTGCAATTGATACAATGTTTGAGGAAGAAAGATTCTTCCACTCACGCGCTGTATCCGGGTAAGTCTCCGGTTTTGCCGCCTGCGCCAGACGTGTGACGACACCCGTTGGCATCTTCTTTGATGTACCATAAAGGATTGCCTTATCAAGTGCCAATCCGATAGACTGTCCAAGCGATGTGATGATGGTTGATGCAAGATCAATGTCGGAATCCTTCAGCACGGCATTGTTGATTACCATATATCCGGCAACCTTGTATCCATCTACCTCCGCATCGTTGAACACCAACGACAGCTCGTTGATAGCCGCATTCATCTCTGTCCAGACTGCTTCCGGAATCGTGCCCTGAATCGTCTGTCTTGCCTTACCCGGCACAGACTGCACACGTACATGCTTATAAAGCTTTGAGTACTCCTCGATGTTCTCACGAAGAAGATCAAGCATCACGCTTGGAATTGTAAGCTCTGCACCTGTAATCGCGCGGTTCTGCACACCATTTGTATAAAGTGTACGCACGTGCTCCAAAAATCCATGTACATCCTCCCGCGCAAGGAACGCATCGCGCTCCTGTACTGTCATACCAAAAAACTTCTTTCTTGTTGTTTTCACTGTTTCCTCTCCTCTCTTTCTTGCCTCTGGTTCCGGTTCTGCCTGTCTCTGCTTGCTTTCGAGTTCTGCAAGCTCGGACTCCGTATCCGATACTTCCTTTTCCAGAGTTCTTACTGACTCGTCATTTTCTTCCTTGTCCTTCTCGTACTGTTCTACTTCCTGATTGACCGCCTCCTTCTCTTCCTCGGTCTGTGCTTCGTCGATGGCTACCTCCAGTTCCTTCTCACGTGTTGCAAGCTCCTTTGCCTTCTCACGTGCCTCTGTGAGCTTCTTTGTGACTTCGCTCAGCTTCTTTCTGAGCATGATTGCCTTTAACATGATTCGTTTCCTCCTTTTAATTTTTGCTTCATGCCAAGTTTCCACACCTCATTTTGTCGCGCCCGGATGGTGTCTGCATCTTTCTTTCTTGCATTGACACTCGTCTCCTCGTATGCAGGGAACGTGCACACGGATACTTCGTACAGTTCAACTTTCTTGATTGTCCAATGCACCGAGCCATCCTCATGAACCTCAGTCTCTTCATCCAGAATGTCAAAACCAAAGCTGCACTGATCCACGTCATGCCGTTTTACTCTCGCATATAAGTTCATTGCATCCGAATCATCCGGATTGATATCTATATGCCCCCAGAGTCCACGTTCATCCTGTCGTAGTGTCAGTGTACCTGCCTTTGTTCGTCCAAGTACAAGACCAGTATCATGATTGATCAACGCGCGTACATCACCTGATACTGTATCTGTGAACGCTCCCGGCGCCACACTCTCACTCATACCAGGCATTATGTTATAGGTGCTATTAAAAACGGCGAAGTAACCTTCAATCGAAAGTGCCTCGCCGTCTTCTCGCGTATTAAATTCCGATTCGACAGATCGTATCTGTCGAATATGTCTATCCATTGTCTTCTCCCTTCTGTATTAATTTTTTCTGTGCTGCTGCCATGTCCCACGGAATGTAATTTTCCAATACTCGAAGTTCGTCCAAGCCTTCCTTTGGTGACATTCCTATCTTGTCTCTGACTTCATTTCCAGTCACAAATCCACGGTCTGACAGCGAACCGAATACACTTGCTATCGTCGTCAGATCCCAGTCCATTACGGACAGGACATTGAACTTGATATACATATTCGGACTGTATATCAGTTTCCGCGTCATCTCCTGCTGTATGCCTGTGACAATCGTCTTTATTTTTGTTTTGACAAAATAGTTCCACTCATCCTGCTTGTACTCTCCAACGCCAAGCACGAACGCAGGCACTCCTAATATCGCGGCTACACTTTGCTTGTCCAGCTTTACATTGTCGGATATCGCAAGATCTGACAGAGACAACGGTTTGATCTGTTCTATCTCAAACTGTTCCGCAGGTATCAGCCACGGTGCACCGGCTTCGCCAGAATTCATGTACTCATTGATTAGCTTCTGTCTGCCCTTTGGCGACGAGAATTCTTCCGTCATTCCATCCACTTTAACGATCAGGCTTGGCTTGTACTTACTCTTCATGAAAGCATTTGTTGTAATCTGTGCCTGTCGCAGGTTATCCGCGACATCTTTCAACTGTGCTGTAACACCCTGCCCTTTGTACAGGTATGTCTTATCCGGATTATATACAAAGTGCATCACCTCATCCGGAGCATAAGGAATTCCATCAATCAGGACATGATATCTGGTGTAATTGCCCTGAAATGATACTCTGCTTGCAGCCACCGGCTCCATATCAGAGAGATATCCATCTTCCGTATACACTTTCACGACCGAATTGCCTTTGCCATACAAGAGCAGATTCATAACTATCGCTTCTATAAACGTCTGCCGCGTCATGCTACTGCATGGGTTTATATCAATCTTTCGCGACAGCTCATTGATCACACGCTCGTCACCGCGTTCGGTGTTCTCCATGACGTGAATCGTCATTGCTCCAACCACTTCTGCAATCTTACGGCAGGCTGCTACAATCTCCGGGTTCTGGTCCAGAGATGTATAACCATCACCGCACAGGATGTCATATGCTTCCGCGCTTCCAATCAGCACCGCCGATCGTGTTCGTCTTGCTTTTCTTAGTGCCCGCTGTAGCACGTTATTCTTTTTACTCATCTTCATTCTCACCTCCCCACCAGCTCTTTGATTTTTCGCTCTTTTCGAGCGAATTCAAGTATCTGACGCATGCAAACACGCTCGAATCAAACAAGTCGATACGTGCCGTCGGTTCTATCTTCTCAAATTGGATCATGTCGTCGGTCTTCTCAATCGCATGCACGTTTTGCACGCAGTACTCATATGCATCTGAGTGCAGGTAGTACAGCGTTCCATCTTTGGCAGATTTCTCAATATGCCGGAATCCTTCCGACTTCACATAAAAGTACTGTGGCTGGTCAACTATACGGAACCCTGCTTTTTTCATCTGGATAAAGTACTCACGTGCAAACTTCTTATCGTGGCCAACCTGCTTGATCTTAAAGCCTTTGCTCCGCATCTCCTTGAACCAATTTACAATGTCACTGACATTGACCGTTGGCGTGTTACACATGGTCAGCCAGCCATCGTCCCGCCAGCCAAACAGCGGTATGTTGTCTTCATCTGCTTTCCTTGCTGCTTCCACAACCGGGAAGAATGCATGCGTGATAATGATATCCACGCCCTTGTAATGTCCGAATAGTGCCGCTGCCGTGAGATCATGCAATTTCGACAGGTCGGCACCACCGTACCAGTCTATATTAAGCTTTGCGAGCTCCTCTATGCTCCAGGTATACTGCTTGTCTGAATTTTGGAACTCTTTTATATCAAAATATGCCTTCATCGCCGTGGTATATACATTCAACTGGCGGCTTAGAAAATCCTTCCGCTGTTGCGGATCGTTCTGTGCCTGTATGGAATCGTTCATGATAGCTTCCGGCCGGATTGTCACACCATATCCCGGATTTGCCTTTTCATGCTGGATTGGATTGGTAAAATCTACATTTCCCTTTTCGTCCTGATCGGCACGAGATACAAAGCAGAACAATGTATCGTCCTTCACTATGCCATCCAACACTTTGTTTGCATATTCCAACCGGCGATAGCAGAATGAATTCATGTTATCGCCCGCAGTTGTGATACCGATCATCAGCTTGTTCGTGTATGCTGCCATTGCCTCCTTGAATCGGTTGTACTGCGATGCACGCTTGAACGCATGCACCTCATCCGCGATGGCTATGTTACAGTTGAATGAATCCTGCGTGTCCGGATTGCTGGCAAGTGCTTCGATGTACAAGGAACCCTCCGGCTCTTCATTCTCGTTGTAAAAAGTGTACTCGATGGAATGCTGTGCATTGTTATTCAGCACCTTAAACTCGTTTATCATGCCACGGTACCGCAATGTATGCAGGATGTCGTCAAAGCTCTGCTTCGCCTGCTTCAAGGCGGCGGCCACAATATAGATTGTCGCTCCTGATCTTCTTTCCAGAAGGCCAAGTGCAAACGCAAGCGCCGCCACAAACAGCGTCTTGCCCTGCTTTCTCGGAATAAAAATAAAGGCCTCTTTGTATCGTCTGATCTGAGTACCTTTATAGTAAAATCCTATTAAGTTATATACGATGAATATCTGCCACGGCTGCAATATCAACGGAGTATTCCGCAGAGAGTGCCCTTGCAGGTCCTCTCCCTTCACGTGAACCATTACCCGCTCAATGATATTGATCACAAAATCCGGCTCTTTCGTGTGCAGCTCCAGATCATCACGTTCCAGATCGTCCAGGAATCGCTTGCACTCTCGTACATTGTTTCCGGCAATGATCTTTCCCGCAACTACATCCCTGGCATAGTCGATCGCTACCTGCCTATACTTCTTAGCTGCCAATGTCCCGCAGAATATCTCCTAATGCCGATGTCTTCTTGGTTTTGATTGCAGATTCATCAATCTTTTTCAGCCCTGCCGGTGTGAGCCCAAGATCACGCCAATACGCAAGCGCGGATGTATTCATGTCGCCCCAGCTCACCAACAGCGGATTTTTGGTCATGTTGGTACTTCCGTTTTTGTTCGTATGCTCCACTACAGGTTTGGCACCGGTTTCGACGTATTCCTGATAGATTTTGTCACGCTCTGCAAGTATATTTGCGAGCGTATCGATCATCGGAAGAAAAGCATCCCGATACGTGCCAACCGCCTTGGCTGCTGATATTATTCGATTTTTCCATGCTGTCTTTTTCACCCGGTTTCCCCCTTTCTCAAAAAATCCTGCGTATTTGGAAAAGGCTCCACCCACCGTTCTATCCTCCGGCGCTCCAAAAACGCTAGAGAGGGGGGAGTCTGCTGCCATATCTCTTCTTCATACGCATTTGTAACTGCTTTCCCTGTGCTGTCAGCTCATGCGAATCCCTGTCATGCATCTTGTTGTGGCAGGACTGGCACAAGGTTATCAGGTTGCAGTCGTTGTATCTCTCATCCGGATAGTATTCAACCGGGAATACATGATGCACATGCTCTCCTTGTCTTCGCTTTCCGTAGCGTCTGCACTCCTGACACTGATATGCATCCCGTCTCAATACGGATGCGCGTTTCCTTTTCCATCTGGTATCGTTATACATCATTCTTCCTCTGATTTCTTCTGAAGGACATCGATTGCCTTTGTGATTACTGCCGGGAGCTTTACGCCCATAAGTCCTGCGTTTTCTACCAGTGATATCGTTTCATTTGCGATAAATGCAATCACAACCGCGTCGCGGATATAATTCGTTCCAATCACAAGATCTAATCTGTATGCCACGATCACGAACACAAGTGTCATGCACTTTCTGCATAAGCCTTTCCATCCTGCTTTGCTCTCCAGGCTTCCGGTATCTGTCTTGTTGCTTTTGTGGAACACTCCCGCTACAACCAAACCGGATACATAATCAATCGCCATGAATATGAGCAAAGTTACGGTTCCCGCATCCCATCCACCAAATACCGAAGCAATCGCAGATCCAATCATTCCTACTGCTGTACATATCGTCTGTTTCATCGTCTCTCCTTTCTACGCAAAACAGCAGCTATATGTTTCCATACAACTGCTGCCTTCGTGTCTCTCAAATATCTTATGCTATCATAATATCACTTAAAATGTCCCCTGAGTACTCCACTTTCATTTTTTCTTAAAACTTCCGAAGAATTCTCTCACTCTTATGTATAGCTTAAAAAACAAGTATGAATACGTCTCTCTTAATGCAAGTCTATAAAGCATCTGATCTTGCAACGTCAGGCTCTCTACAAATTCCTTTTCGTTAAAGTAATCAATATATTCCTCAATGATCTCATACTCCGTTTTCATATCTTCTCACTTCACTTTCTTAGATAACAGATAGTAGAACTTCCGCCGACTGCGATAGTATAATGCACGCGATGCTGGCATCCCACGCGCTTCAAGCACCGGATATGTGCACTCAGCATCTGTTACTCCCGCAAGGATATACTGTGCAAGTTCCTTGTTTGCTTCCACTGTCGTATCTTCAATCACCTTACATCTCTTGCTTAGTTCTGCTGCCTTGATCGCTGCGCTTGCCGTTGGGTTCGACAATCCACTTCCTGTTGCTCCGGTTTCATGCGACCGAAGTCCTCGCAGTTCTCGAATCTCTTTTATCCAGTCCGGATACTGCATACAGTAGTGGTACAATTCCAAGAATCTATGCTTCCCAATGTTATAGCTGGCGACCGAGTTTCTTTGTCTCACCTTTCTCACGCTCCTTTATACTTTCTGTGTGTACTCCAGACATATCCAGCCTGCACCACTTTTCAGCTTTCCCCATTTCTGCCCGGATACTGTCTTTTCCGCCACAATCGTATATACGCCCTTGTCCCGGATCACTCCGATTATTGCATTTGCTGTACCTGCATCCTTACGAATATTCAGTGCCGATGCTGTGACCTTAACTCTATATGTATCTGTCTGTGTCTGCTCTGGTTGGACTGCTGCCTGCTCCGATTCCTTTGTTTCTCCAGCTGCATTCTGTTCTGTATTCATTCCAAGTCCAAGCGTCGCAAGGATTCCTTTTGCATATGCTACACCAAACGCGCGGCACTTCTCTTCTGTATCCGCTTTTGCTGCATCAGCTTTATTATCTACAAATACACCCTCGCAGATAATCGCCGGGCATTTCGTCTGTCGAATAAATCCAAAATAATCACTTCCGTAGGCGTTCTTTTTTGTCTTTAAGCCTCGGCTTTTCTGCCCGATCTTCACAACTTCTTTCTCTATGTTCTGTGCAAGCCCCTTTCCTTTGCCACCGTTCACACTGTGCCATACTTCGAAGCCTTCTCCGCCGCCTGCATTGTTATGTATATCAAGTGCCAGATCTGCGCCCCAATGATTGCACATTGTTGTCTTTTCGTTGATTGAGCTATCAATATCTCCAGTTCTGCTAATCAATACATCTACGCCATGCTCTTTCAGATAATCGCGGCATCCCTTTGCCATCTGCAAATCAATATCCTTTTCTACAAGATACTTCACTGCTCCTGGATCACTCCCACCATGTCCTACTCCAATATATACTTTTGCCATCTCTATATCCTCCGATCATATACTCTTGCATTTATATGCTGCTGTTCTTCTTCGTTCCACGCATCCAACAGGCGCCGTGCTGTTTGATACGCTATAATATAGCTTTCGCTCCTGCTGCCTCCACTGTCCTTGTAATATTCATTCAGGAACTCCAGCAGTGTCTGCTCCCGGATCTTCTGTGTCTCAGTCTTTCGCTCAGCTTTCCAATCCAGCTTTGTACCGCAGTTATCGCAATAGTGCACGCTGCTCCATTGCATCTGATCAAGAATCTCTCCTTTATTTCCCAGATACCACTTTCTTTCGTGACAACACGGACATACTGCAAGCACTCTTGGATTGCCGTGTGCATCCTTGTATCTCTCATCAATCTCAATCAACAGTTCTGCCATAGTACCCGGTTTCCCGGATTCTCACCCCCTTCCTTCTTTAGATTTATGATATATTTTCTTAGTGCCAAAATAAAAAAGGTACCAACCAATGAATACTGGTCAGTACCTTTCCTTTTCTTGTATTTACTTGTTTTTCTCGATGAATTCTTTCATCATCATGCTAAGCTGTCCAGCTTGACTTACTCCAGCCTTCTCACATGCATCTGCAAATGCCTCTACCAGATCTCGCTTCAGCTTATATGATTTGCTTATCAAGCCAGCTTTTGCATTCCACTTGTCCTGCGGTCTAATCTTCTTTTCTTCCATCGTGCACCTCACAATATATATTTAATCCAATTGATGCCACACTCAATACAAGTGCTATTGCAATAGCCGCATCCAATCCTTTTCTGATTGCATAGTACACAAGAACCGCCGCCGAACAGGTGCTAATAATTGTTAATACTTTTCTTATAGACATATCTTCAAAAATGGCTTAGAATAAAATTAGGCGGTGGGTGGGATATTCCCACCGCCTGTGCCCTTACTTGAAGAAGGTTTCGTAGATCAAGCATACGATGGTTGCTATGCCTTGCAGGATGCCTGTTACGATTGCGACTTTTTCAAGTTTGGGCTTTTTCTTTTGTTTTTTCTTAGCCATTTCTTATTCACCTCCTTACAAGTATTATAATATCATACGGTGTACCGTATGTCAATACTTTTTATTAAAAAAGATGAAAAATTTCTGACCAGTATTCACTTTTCAATGTGCATCTTTATCTAGTATTTACTAGACTTTACAGGTAATTCTTCCCGAAGATCTCCCGGAAGCTCTTATCTGGATAGTGCTCTTCGAAAGCCTTCTGTGCCGCTTCGTGCAATATCTGCATATAGTCGCTGTTCTGGTGTACCGCATCCGGTCCCGTTCGGTGATGCTCCGGGCAAAGATAAACCTTCAGTCCATATTTTTCGGACAGTTTTCGGTTTGGTCCTCCAAAGCAATGATGCTCTTCAATCGTATAGCCCTGCTGCCTTGTTCCGAGCAGATCGCACATGTAACAACATCCGTCTTTGTTCTGTATGATAGATTTACTCATGATTCACATCTCCCTTTTCATCTTCCTTTACGATAACAAATGCAACATCTTTACGTTCCATATACTTCTTAATCTGCGAGATCTTGAACGTGGCAAGCTCACTGATCTCCAGCTTGCCGGAATAATTTTTCTTAATCATGCAGACGTTCTCATCATCCATCAGATTCGGAATAACCGTCTGCTCTGTTATTTCTTCTATGTACATGCTCATATCCTCCATTTCGATGCTACATCATCCGTCTTTGTTCTGCATGATAGATCTACTCATGATTTCCCTCCTTGCTTTACTATCTCGATTGCTCTATCCAGTCCTCTGTGGTACAAGTCATCATATTCTGTATCCAAGCAAGGACATATTTCATCCACATACTTGTCAAAATCCGCATATGAAAGCTCTTTTTCCTCTTCCAGTTGTTTCAAAACATTATCTACGTTGCATGCCGTAGGTTCTGCGTCAATAATTCTGCAGAACCGTTCGTATTCATCCGAGCTCAAAGTGTACTCACTTACTCGATCTTTTAAGCTCATATCATCTATCAATCTACTCATCATAAACCACGTCCTTGCTCACTTTTTTCGTTACCTTGATTGTGTCCTTATTTGTCTTGCTGATCGTGATCTTAACACCTCTTCCATTGTCCGCTGTTATCTTCACTATGTTTCTCCGATCAACAAGCTCCACGCACTGTTTCAGATACTCGCATACTTTCTCGTCCGTCTCATGAATAGCCAGCTCAATGTTGTCCTTTGCCTTCTCCTGCCGTTTCCGTGCTCTCTGGTGAATCCGTGCTCCAGGGCAGTCGCACATCATGATTGCATGCTCCTCTGCCTGCTCATTTGGTATCTCTTCGCCAAAGAGTACAATATTCATACAGTACTTACATGTTCCTTTATTTGCCATTACGCATCCTCCTTTTTGCTCTCTTTACACATTCCTGTTTCATATCAAGATACTCACTCAATGCTTCTTTCTGTTTTCTTATACATTCATTCTTTTTTCGTTGTGTCTCTGTGAATGCTTTATACTTCCCACATACACTGTGACAACCAACTTTCCTGTCTACGCATTCCTTACATGGACAGTTTTTCACAACTTCCACTCCTTCCACTACCTATTTTTGCGCAAAAAAATACCAACCATCGAATAATGATGGTTGGTACCGGTGTCATTATTGACTATTCTATTTTTCCTCCAAACTTTGGAAATTTGTCATACAAAGCATGAAATACTTCTTCCCATCTTCCGTCTTCCATGAAATCTCTTGCGACAAATTCGCAAAAATGATATTCAATAGCCGGTTGACGCAACATTGCCTGACGGTTTCCACCAAATATAGATATAATGTCCGATTCATATTCCGAATAACTAACTTTTTCACCATTTGAAATCCGGATTCTGTATTTATCCATTACATCCATAATTTTGCGTTGCTCATCTTTTGTAACACCATATTCTTTGAATAACTGATCTACATTTCCCATAGTACATATCCTCCTTCGTATTGGTAAGGATATTATACCATTCCAACCATCACTATTCAATTTTCAAAGTTCGACAAATTTCGACGCTACATCATCTGATCTAACGGCAACTCCATCTGAATTGCTGGGTAATCTTCCCACGGAACGCCTATGTAATCGAGAACTCTTCCCCAGCCATATTTCTCTCCAGTCTTAGGATCTGTACAACACTGGTACATGTAATACTCCCATTCTTTCTGGTTACGTTCTCGCAATTTATCAAATCTATGTGGTCTTTTCTCCATGTGAATGCCAAAGCCACACATACTGCATCCGGTTCGCTGTGCTCCAGTAGTCCGAAGATTTCCGCACTGATCCTGTACTACATCGCCGTAAATATCCGGTATTATGCTCTCAACCGGCTCATATGGTATTACATTTCCATTCTTGTCTTTGCTGTAAGGTTGCTCATAGTACAACTTCTCAAACACATCCATGTTTTTGTGATACCAATCATCCATTTCCAATGCCAGCTTTAATATGTCATTTCGCATATACGGAGCAAATGGAGCCGATCGCATTGTGGTTTTTCCATAGTAGTTGCATCCATGATCGGTAAGCGCTTCTTCTCTCTGCCCACCTTCCGATGCCATCATTCCAAGATACGGATAGCTCTGATGTTCCCTCGCCCAGTCGTCACATGGTTTTTCTTTGAGCCAGTAGCAACAATCATTTGATACCTTGAAATCCGGTTTCTGATAGTTCACTCCTTCATTTTCGTTTTCATACCCTCCGAACAATTTCAACCACTTCTGCGGCAATTTCATCCGGCTATTCTTCTGAAAATGTCCGAGTTCTCCACATTCACCTGTAATAATCGCATGTCTGACCGTTTTATTCTTTTCCGTCGGATTCTGTAACAATGCAATCTTACCTGCTATACGCTTACTGATTACCGGAAATCCAACCTCATTCAATACCTGTGTCTTTGTCTTATATGAATGCAGAATTGTCACACCAAGCGCTTTGTGCACTTTCTGAATACTTGCATCTTCCAGACTTGATACTGATATTGCCGGTACGTCAATTCCGATAGATTTCAAGAACACATGCAATGTAATGCTATCAAGTCCACCAACACTGACATGCGCTGTCTTATCACGCTTTTCCATCTCCTGAAGGAATTCGATTGCCCGAAGCTTTGATCGCTCCTTTTTTACTTCGTAAGGCTGACATTGCATGGCAATCATCCGACTTTTTGCTTCACGCTTCTGTTCTTTCCACTTCTGGAATTCCACGTCCGGCTTGTCTATCTCAATATCTTCCAAGAAGTCAAATTGTTCTTGTTCCATATCTACCTCCTACGCAAACATCATCAACTGTCCATTTGCTTCCTCTGCAACTCTCATATTGGCTGTTCTTCTTGCAACACACATTTCCGGAAGATTTGCTCTCACAAGTGCAGCCGGTATCGGTGGACACACTGCATTGCCGCATCTTCTTACCTGCTCCGTTCTCGGATATGTCTTGCCAGTATAATCATGATCAATAATGTAATCTTCTGGAAATCCCTGACATCCATATAACTCTCGTGGTTTCAACATTCGAAGTCCGATATCCACAATCTGGTAATCAACACCCTCAATCGTTACAAGACCAAATCTATCCTTTGTGGTAACCGTGTCTAATGGTTGTTTAATGTCCTGTCCGGTAGCATCACCATAGTATTTAATCAGAAATGCCCGGACTTCTCCAAAATGCCCCGCAGACGTTGTCACTGTATGTAACGGCTCTCTTTCATCCTGCCCGATGCACGTCTTATAGAACTTACTGAGAAACGATGTAACCAATCCGTACCGGTTCGAACCATCAACTGTCATGATCGGTTCTTTTATGGTTTGCCCTCGAACTTCTCCCTGCGCTGTTTCAGAATGATACTGGATCAGCGTCGGTGTCATAAGCATATGCTGATTATTCGATGTGATAGTATGTATCGGTTCCCTCATATCGCTTCCGAAATGGTTTTCCCTATTTACCGATAAGTATGGTTCCACTAATAAGTGACTTCCTATGGTTGTTATCGTTCCTAAAGGTTTTTTGATGTCCTGCGCATCATTGTTAAATTTACACTGAATGATAAACGGCTCTGGGTTATCCAGTACAAATTTCTTTAATCCTCTTGCTATCCTTTCCATAGTCTTAGGTGCCAACGGTCTGACCGCCCGTATGCCGTATTTTTCCTTGATTTCCTCGGAAGTATCAAATATGGACGGGCAAGGCAGGCTAAAATCAATTTGCGTGTAGGCTCCAACATAAGGTTTAAACAACCCTGCCTTGACTTCCTCACTGTCCGCCGGTGCATGTGTAGGCTCTGGCCATACGATTGATTTTCCATCACAGCGTGCAATCATAAAGAATCTCTTTCGCATTGTTGGAGCTCCATAGTCTGCTGCCACAAGCTCCTTGAATTGCACTTCATACCCTAACTCTTCAAGCTGTCTTACAAACCGTTCAAAGGTCTTGCCCTGTTTGTTCTTAACTGGGTGATGGCGTCGATTTAATGGTCCCCATGTTCTGAACTCTTCTACGTTCTCAAGCATGATCACTCTTGGTCTTACAAGACCTGCCCACCGGCAGGCTACCCACGCAAGTCCACGAATATTCTTGTCTTTAGGTTTTCCGCCTTTGGCTTTGCTGAAATGTTTGCAGTCCGGTGAAAACCAGGCAAGTCCTACCGGATTTCCTTTACATGCTGCGATCGGGTCTACCGCCCACACATTCTCGCAATAATGTTTAGTTCGTGGATGGTTGGCTTTGTGCATCTTAATCGCTTCTGGATCGTGGTTGATTGCGATATCTACGCTATACCCAGTCGCCATTTCGATGCCTGTTGACGCTCCGCCACCGCCAGCGAAATTATCTACAATAAGCTCTCCGTGTATCACTCCATCACCCCCGGCATAAAATCGAACAGTGTCAGCTCGTCCATCTCGTTTTCTGCTGCCTGCAGATATCCAACTCCATCTCGGAAATAATCAGGATTCAATTCGCAGCCTTTCCCGAAGCGGTGCATCTTAACCGCCGTCATCGGTACCGTCATAAGTCCGCCGAACGGATCATATACGACATCTCCCGGATTGCTGTATCTATTGATGATTCTCTCCACAATATCAAGCTGCAACGGACATACATGCATCTGCGCTCTTCTCCGGCTCTGTGTCGTGTTAAGCGTCCGCATCCGGTTGATATCATCCCACACCTCAAGCTGGTTCCATGATCCCGGAGCAACCACCATGAATGTCGCCGGCAGTCTGCCGTCCTTATCAAGTTCTTTTGCAAGCTTCACATGTTCTTCATAGTTGTACACGCTCTCTCTGCTGTATTTCCTGTATGCTTTCTGCAGATTATCCACCGATATCTCTTTCAACTCATCCTTACTGATCAGACGATTACCCGATGATCTCCAATAACCGTGCGCATCTATCTGCCACTGTGCTCTTGTGTACTCTTCCTTGCTCTTTGATACTGGATCATCTGCATATGCTTTGCTATGATCCGTTGGTAACTTTCGGAACAATAGGATATATTCCGGGCATCCTACACCCATCTTGGTGCCATCCTTGCACTGTTCAGACCAGCCAAGGCGGTATGTCTGATTATTCTCCCGTACAACATCCGTCACAACGGTGATCATGCCGAAATACATAAAACCATGCTTCATGTAATGCTCGATACAATCCGCATGAAACGGCTCGATTGTCGGCATACCGGTACCTGTCGCATTTCCAAAAAGCACTCTGTCCTTTACATGTACTGCTGCCACTCTGCCAGGCTTCAATACCCTCAGGAGCTCCGGTGTCAGATAGTCCATCTGTTCAAAGAACCGCTCTGTATCCTGATTATGTCCGAAGTCGTTATAATTTGCACTGTACTCGTAGTGATTGCCGAATGGTATCGACGTATGTATCAGATCAACGCTGTTACTTGCCATGACACGTGTCTCTTCCACGCAGTCGCCGTATACCGCTTCATAGTGATTACCTCGCACGGTTCGTTCTTCTCTTGTTCCTTCCACTCCCATCTTCCTTTCCAATCGTTCAGCTTTGTTCGCTGAATTAAGTCCATACTTCTTCACGATCTCAACCATCCGCTTGACCATGTAATTATGATTCTTCCATTTCTCCAGCAATGCTTCCTTGATCTGCCGCTCGTTCTCCATGTAGATAATGTCAATCACAACCGGCTGACTCTGCAAGAATCGGTAACATCTGTGGATTGCTTGAATAAAATCATTGAATTCATAATCAATACCAAGGAATATTTCCCGGTGGCAATACCGCTGGAAATTACACCCCGAGCCGGACAGCGATTTCTTTGTTGCAAACAGCCGTGTCTTTCCATTTGAGAAATCAATTACACGCTGTTCTCTCGTCTCATAATCCATGGATCCATAGATATCAACCGTCTCTGGCAACGCCTTCTTGATTGCATGGCGTTCACTCTCCAGGTCGTGCCACAACAAGAAATGATCATCCGGCGAAGCATCTACAATCTCCTTCATCTTCTGTACCCGGATGTCTATGCTATCCCGCTTGACTGCTGCCGCTTCTTTCAATCCCTCTGCCGCTTCCTGAAAGAGCTGCATCTGGCCGTCCCTGTCTGCTGTATCTCCGTAATGAATCGGTATCTCATGCCATCTGACTTCAAGCGGTGGCAGATCATACCCTGCATCGGAATAATCCGGACTGAGATCTGACGGCTTTGTAACGAACAGCGCCCAGCTTGACACCCACAGCCAAAATTCATCTTCCATATTCGGATACAGGGTCAGGTTATTTGCCTTTGTACTATCCCGCTGGAAGAATCTTGTCAGTGCCTGTCCTGTGTCCATGACTTCAAGATATCCTGCATAGTGTATAAGCTCCTTGTACTTATTCGGTGATGGTGTAGCTGTTGCTACGAGCTTATACGGAACGTTCTTGAATTTATCCAAAAATGTCTGATAAGTCTTACTTCCAAATGAGCGGAGAACACTTGCTTCATCCAGTGACGTTGCAGCAAAGTACGATGGATCTATATCACCATCTCTCACTCGCTCATAGTTCGTCAGCACAATCTGACTGTCACACGCCTTGACCTCGTCCATCGTCCGGCAATACTCCGGCTTCTCATATCCAAGCAGTTCCACCGCATCTCTGGTGAACTCCTGCTTCACTCCAAGTGGCAGAACAATCAAAGCTCTTCCGCCGGTATGTTCTGCTGCCAAATGGCAGAACTCTATCTCCTGTACCGTCTTTCCAAGACCGAATGCTTCAAACAATGCCCGTCGTCCGCCCTTAAGTGCCCATGCAACAGCATCTGACTGATGTGGTTTCAATGCCGGATTGATCTTTGAACGATCAACCGCAAATCCGCTGTCTGTTGCAAGGTCGATTTTGCTTTCTAAAAATTCTCTATATGTCATGTCACACCTCACTTGCAACCAGTTCTCTATTGCACAGCTTCTTGATCTGTCTCACTCGTTCAAACGATATACCGCACATTTTGGCTGTATCGGTCATGCCATATCCTTGCAGCATGCACCGCATCGGCTTCTGCGTTCTCGGAGACAGCTGATCAACCATATGCCCAAAATCTATCATAGTAACCAGCTCTCCAATATAATCATGAGTATCTGCAAGAAATACATCTGCATAAGACTCTCCAGCTTCATTAACTGCCTTATCCGCTGCCACATACTGTGGTTTCTCTACGTCTGGTCTATTGAATTGCGTTCGAAGCGGTACATCTTCATAATTGACAAATCGCTCCACATATCCACGTATATACAGCCCTATGTAATTACGATTCAGATGTTCCAAATCCTTGCTTCTGTCGATAGCTTCCACTAATGCCAGCATACCCACCTGGACAATGTCCTCATAATTGGGAAATCCTCGATATTTGTTCAGATGGAAATACACCAGTTTGATATTTTCTATAATCTTCTGATTACGCATTTCTATATTTGACAATTTTTTCACCTTCTTAACATGCTTCCTTTTTCTTCATCTTCTCCTGCATCCAAGCCTTCCACTCCCGCGTGTCCTCGGATACGGTCCAACTTTCATTTTTATTGAGTAAATACTCGACTTTTTCCCACATTTCTGCATTCTTGATTGCAACACCTCTCGCAGACTTCCAGCCATTTTTCTTCCAGCCACCTAACCAGTCATTTTTGAGTGTCCAGAAGACATGTTCCGTGCGTGTGTGGATATGCACAGTACATCCCTTCTGCATCCGTTCCAACGCTGCAATGAGCAACGTCAACGTGATAATGTTTGTATTGCAATGTTTAAAATGCATCACATCGTACACAATCACAGGCTCGCCCTTGTACAGCATCTGCCGTCCATCTTCGTATGCTTCCATCACATACATGCCGTCGGCTTTCGTGGCGCGCGGCGCAATCGTCGAAGTCTCAATATATATCCTCACTTCCTGCATTTTCGTCTCTTCCTTTCGTTGCACCGGTGCAACTTCGACCAATCGTCGCCCGGTGCTCGTATCACTCTCTTGGTCTGCTGTATCTTTACTTCCGTGTAATAGACATAGCTGTACCCTGTTACCTGATTTATGCCAATTCGAATTGATTTTTTATCTATGTAATACCCCGGACGGGCTACCGGTCCATCCGTGATGATCTTCTTCATTGTCCGACGTACATATGCTTTCTTCTCCGGTTCTGGACGTACTAAGTTTCTACTCGAAGAAAGACTGGATGCGCGCTTGATCTCTTCCGGATCAAATATGCTTTCCTGTTCAAGCTCTTCCGGAAGCGGCTTGCACAGATATGATGCAAGCTGTCCGAATCCTTCCTCATCACGGACCGGTTCACTATGATGTGACAATCCCGGCCAGTTTTTCGCTATCAGCATCTCTGTGTTCCATATCCGGTTACAAATCAGGTGGATATGGATACCACCTCTCTTGCCAATTTCTACGCGCCTGATCCACTTCCACTTCTCGCCGTGTGCAACATAATCTCTCCGCATGCGCTTATCAAACAGTGCCAAATCCTGCTTGACGGCATCCATGCTTTTTCGCGTACCTGCCGGATACTTCAATGTGATCCAGCAATCGCCTGGGAGGAAGTTTGCTTTCAACAAATGTCTATATTTGTTCTCTTTATTGATCTGATTCTGCCGCTTCACCTGTTCCGGTGTCGATTTCTTTCTTTTCGTCCGGTGCTCGCCTTTTGCTCCTATATGTCCTGCGAACTTATATGCATGCTCTATTGAATTTGGAAAATAAAATGTATGTTTTCTGTATGCCATCTAAAGTGTATCCTTGTCCCTAACTTTAATATGCTTATACTGTCTCAAAGCGAGCTTTTATCCCGCTTTTCTTGACGATATAAGCTTGGTGTGATACACTCAAATTGTCAGATTTAAGGTATTACACCTGAGCCGGTTTTCAGCCGGCTCTTTTTCTTTTCAGTGCAGCTTCTCCGGTTGACTCCTGGTAGTATGTTCCATTTTCCGCCACCCAGTATCGGTACCGGTCGCCATTCGCGATCCTGCTGCCTATATACAGGCATCCTTCCGGTGGCTCCAATTCTGCGAAGCTCTTTGCACTCATATATGCCTTGTGCATGATCTCATCCATCTTGGTCACTTGTACGCCACCCTTCTTCGATCTGACGTCTTGCTCTTCACGATCAGATGATCTGCGCAGTCTGCCTCGACATTCCAGTTTTCCCATCGTAAGCCGTTTTTTGCCATGATTTCTTTTTGTTTCCGCGTCGGCTTTGCCGGCCGCTTTAGTTTCTCGTCTTTCAATCTCATCTTCTTCCTCCGTTTCATTCGCCAGCGCAATCAACTGCTGCCAGATCGTTCCGGCTATCATGATCCAAAAGCCGTATATCAGCCCCATCCAAAGCAGTACAGCACCTTCCACCATCGCGATCGTCGCCAATTTGTATGTAGCAAAAATCATATCGTTGCTCATTCTCTCGTCCTCTCTTTACTGATATTCCGCCTGCAGGTTGCCCCATCCGATCTGTCTCGCGACCGATGTCGGATTAAATGCCGGCACCTTGCGTCCCGCTTTCAAGTCTTTTCGATATCGCAAGAAATCGACGAAAGCCAAATAGTTGACATACGTCACTCCGCATCCATCAAGAATCGTGTAGTTCCCATAACGTCCCTTCTGCACATACTCGTCAATCTCTGCAAGCCGGTTCGATACTGTCCGTGCAGATACATTCATCGACTTCTGTATCTGCGCTTTTGACATATACGGTGATGCACTTATGTACTTAACTGATGTTATCTCCATGCTCTTCACTTCCTTTCTTTTTCTTTAACCGTCAGTTGATGTCACCGACTCAACTGGTTACATTCTGTTACCGGTTCAATTGCAACGCCTTCATCGGTGTAACATATACATTTCCAGTCAATTTCCCATTGAACGGTTTACGCAGCGTATCGCCCTGTACCACAACTGCCGGTATTCCGTATAGACTTAACTGTACGTAGCACATATATATAGCCTTCCAGTCCAGATCCTGACATGTGACACACAATCGCTCCTGGTAATTGATTCCATCGGCTTTTAGCTTTTCTGCTATCGCAATGATATTTCCACCGGCACCACAGGATGACTCACTTACCCGGATCAATGTATCTTCTGGAGCTTTATATGTTTGTGCCATAAGCTGGCACACATGATACGGCGTGAAAAATTGTCCAAGTCGTGCATTTGATATTTCAAGATGCATATAGATGTATCCAAGAACATCTTCCATTTTCTCTTCACATGCTCTTGTGAGCAGGCTGCACATTTCCGACATCTGCATCAGTTCATCCAGCGTATATTTGCGGGATAGCTCCATATACTCTTTTTCGCGTGATGGATAGTTGTTGATATCTATCGTGTTACTAATTGCGATTGCCGTCATCTTTACCCAGTCCGCAAATACCTCATAAACTGAATACCGTCCAGATATCTTTTGAATTGCCGAAATAATCTCTTTTTTATAGTCCATATTCACCTCGCATATTTGTCATAAGCATCTTTGACATCGGATTCTTTAATGTCCAGATAGATCTGTGTTGTCTCTATGCTGTTATGTCCTAATATCCGGCTCACCTGCTCAATCGGCATACCAGATCGAAGCGCCATTGTTGCTCCGGTTCTTCGAAATTTGTGTGGGTTTGCCTGAATATTGTTACTTTTTCCCACTTTCCTAATCATGTACCCGATTGTTCCAGCTCCTGTGTGTCCTGAATCGATATAGTCTGGATTCTGATACCACTTGCTCTTTTTTTCTTTCATCTTCCCGATTTTCTTAGCTGCTACCATGCGCGGAAACAAATACGGATTATCGTCACTTCTTAATTGCATATAATTCTGAATTGCAATCTGAGCCTTTGCATTCAAATACACTGTTCGATCCTTCTGTCCTTTGCCATGAACTATGAGCTTGTCACCCTCAATCTCGTCTATTCTAATTTGCGCAACCTCGGATACACGCGCCCATGTCGATACGAGAATTTCATAAATTGCTTTGTTTTTCTCGTCTTTAATACAATTGCGCATCGTTTCAATCTCCAGCTCCGTAAATGCATGCTTTTTCTTTTTTACCTCTTTGATGGCATCAATCTTCATCATCGGATTTTTCAACCGGATTTCTTCCTTCTGCAGCCAGTCAAAGAAGCTGCTTATGTTCCGGCGTTCATTATTAATTGTGACATTTGATACTTTGTCCTTTGCCTGCCGCTCCGCGATATACAGCCGGATATCATCGGCATCTACGTCCATTGGTGACTTCTGCACTTTATTGAAAAACATTTCACACGTGCATTTGTAATACTTAATTGTCCTATCTGTGCATCCCTTTATTTTCTTCGCGATCAAAAACTTACGAAGCAATATCTCTGTCTCATCACCCTTGTATATAGCCACGTCCGTCGACTTCATGCTCATGTCATACCTTGTCAGATTCATATACAATACGTTCTTCAATCTGGTTGCACATTCCTCTCCAATATCCGCATACATGGATATCACAATCTCATTTACGAAATCGTTTTTAATCTGAGAGTCATCTGCCATCCCATCACGCTCCCTTCTTCAATCGTTCCCGTTCCGCAACCAAGCTGTCTTTCGCCCGATTAAGTGACCGAATCTCCTCATCTATCTCCTTTAGCTTCATTGCTCTCCGGAACATATCTTTGAAGATTATGAGTCCAAAGCTCTTATACAGCTCTGCTACTTCTTCCTTACCGGATGTATTCCGGATTGCTGGATGCCACATGTATACGGTCTCAATCAGCTCGTACTCTTCATCTGTCACAGATCCGTGAATCAGGTTCTCGAATTCATTCTTCATCATCTTTCTCACATCCTCCAATCTGGACATCATCTCTGTGTCCCATCATTGCCCGGATATGCTTATTAGGCACATCCGCCATCACCGCATTCTCAAGCAGCTCCATCTTTGCTGCCTGAAACACCATTTTGTAATACTGCGGCTGTTTAATCGTAATTGGCGTTTCTGCTGTAAAAGCGTCAACTATTCCCATTTTCTACTCGCCCCCTTTCCTTTACCCTGCTTCCTCCTGATGTAGTTCTACATGTGTAGTAAGACGACATCGAACAGAAAAAACACTATAAATGGGATATTTTTCTAAAATTTTTCTTTTGTTCTGCTTCCGTATCAAATT